ATGAAAAACGAAAGAACGAAACTTCTAAACGGTTGTTCCAGAACCGCTGTTTTTATTTCTCCAAAGAAATACAAAACATTTACTGCAAAATCAAATTATCCCAAACAATGGTTTATTCAATGTAGGTTCTTTGATCCTTTGTTTGAAGAACAATATCCGGAAGGTTATCCATACCGGGTAAAATTTTCGGGTGAAAAACTCCCGGATCTGAAAGTCAAGGCCGAAATATTTCTTGAAGAAATGGAAATGAGATTGGATCAGCAGAATTTCAATCCTATTACTAAAGTGTACATGAGTGATCGTGTAGGTGATCTGCATCCAAATTTAGACTTAATTTCTGCACTGGAAGAAGCTCATAAAAAGTTAACTCCTTTTTGGTCTGTTGATCATGGTAAAGAAGTGAAACGGTGTATTAATCATGTGAGTAAACATCTATTTACAACTAGATTTTATGATGTTCTAATTCATGAGGTAAAGACCTGGCATCTTAAAACACTTTTAGATGCAATGGATTTACCAGATGTTTCATATAATCGTTTCAGAAGCTATCTTCAATCGCTGTTCAAAGAATTAACACAATATGGATGCTGCGATTATAATCCCGTCGACAATATTTCGATAAAAGCTGAAACGAAACACATTCGTGAAGTAATTACTGAAGAAAGGCTTAGATATGTTTACAAGCATCTTCAAACAAAATGTTATTCTTTTTTTAGATATGGGAAAATATTCTTTTATTCCGGGGGCCGGTCAACAGAATTCATGCAATTGCAGAGAAAACATGTTGATCTGGAAAATCAGGAATATCAAGTTTTAATTAAGAAAGGAAAACGAAAGACATGGGTTAAGAAAATTATTATTCCTGCTGCTATTCCTTACTGGAAAGAAATTCTTTCATTATGTGAGGATCAAGAGGATTATTTATTTTCGAAAGGTCTTATCCCAGGAGAAATTCCAATCAGCGCAAAACAAATTTCTCGCCGGTGGAAAAGACATGTAAAAGATTCAGAAGAGATTAAAGACGGCGAAGGAAATATAATAAAAGTTACTGAGGATTTTTACAGTTTGAAACATTTGTTTCTTGATATGCTGGATGAAATGCAGACCGCACCAATTATTCCGATTGTTGGAAAAGCCCAAAGAATGGGAGCACACACAACACCAAAAACAACAGGTATATATACCACAGGAAGAGAGGAAAGAAAAAATAAAGATTTAAAAAGGCTAATGATAGGCTAGTTAAAAAGGGTACTGTAAAACACCGTACCCTTTTTTTATTGTGTACTCACTATAAAGTATTTATGAATTCAATCAAACGATCTTTTATTGCTTTTTTATCCCGGAGCCAAGTAATAGGATAGGACCCTTTATTGTAAGGTGGATAAATCTGAGCCTTTGATTTGAACTGAAATTTTTTACATAATGGGAAAATATATCTGTAAGTATCTACTTTAAAAACATTGAAATCTCCTAAAAGATAGGAAACATTATCACGAATGTATCGGCTTTTTGAAGTAGTGTTTGTTAAATTCTGTTGATGTGTAATTTCACCAGTAATTTTATTTTCAAGGAAAATCGTTTGATGTTTTCCATAATATTTAAAATTCGATGCTTTGTAAATGGTTCCACAACCAAGCCTTCCATCTGCAAAAGATTGAACTGCAACAATATTTTTATCTATTTTTTTCAAAGCTTTAAGCGAATGAGCAATCAAAATACTTTCAGCATTTTTCCCCAGCTGATCAGAAATCCACATCCGGTTTAATTCAATCATCCATGCGTTAGGATTTGGATGATAAAATATCTTTGCTTTTGGATTCTTCATATAACCATATGAAGCAACTCCCAAACATTCATTTTCATGTTCACTCCCAAATTGAAAGATTCCAAAATTATAAACCCCAAAACCTCCTGCATTCCACTTTTTAGAATAATGATTATTGATAATTAATTCTTTTGCCTTTTCTTTTGAAATAAGCTTGATTATTAATGTTCCTAAATTTTTAGATTCTATTTTTATATTCATAATTTTAACTTAATTTTGTAACTCTGACCACACAAAAAGCAAAAACCCGTAAGCTCCAGAAGACATATAGTCCTCCGTAGCCTACGGGTGTGTTTTTAAAAGTGGTCAGAGATTTTTAAAAAACGGAGGATCTTTTCCTCTAAATTGATTTTTTCAAAGCTTCATAATTCTTAATACGATCTTCAAAACCGTTTATTCCACCGTTTATTTTGCGTGTAATCGCTTCAATTGGTGAACAGGTGTAATTATACCAACCGGAAGAGTTAAGGCGTTTTATTGTTACTTTTTGATTGTCAGGAACACATAAAGAATTTAAGCCTTTATCAACCCAAAAAATTAAAGCTGCCAATGTACCCCATACAGGATCTTGAAGTTTAGACGGATCTTTTAGCAAACCATCATTTTCAAATATTTTCCTTTCACGATCATTCAGGAATGGAAGTTTTGCAATTTCAGTTCCCATTTTTTTATAATTGGCTCTACCGGTGATCTGTATAGGACCCCGCCCTTTGAATTTAACTCCATCGCCTTTGAAAACATTTCCCAGATCTTTACGGCCTTCATAGGCTGATCCGGAAGCGTATTCTTCATAAGCATTAAACTGATCACTTTCATGTGTTATTTGTGCAATAAAGTGTCGAACTTCTAAAGGAGTATCTATTGCGAAATAATCAGCGTATTTATTAAAAGTATAAACAAAGCCGGCAATATTTTTATCCTTATTCTCCCGACCTCTTTTTGCGTTTACTGAGCGAAAAATATCACTGAGAATTTTTTCACTGATCTGAATTTTTGCTTTGTATTCCATTACGAATTTTATTTAATAGGATTAAATACCACTGACTTTTTTTTGCTTTATTCCAGGTGTATTGAAGTAAAAGGATGAATAACATTCCTGTGATAATTAAACCGACATAAAGCCATATACTGACAGTTTTTTCAGTTTTTTTGTTGAGCTGCAGATCCTTCTGTTTTATCAGGGACTGATATTTTTTTAAAAGTTGTTCTTGCTTCGACTGACTAAAAAGTAAATCAACATTAATTTCTTTCAGTGATTTATTACTGGTTATCAAAAACGAATTTTCACTTTTCGCTTCTTCGTAGATTGATTTATAATAATTCTTTTCGTCAATTGCTTTACTGTTGTTTTCGGATGTTTCCGTTTCTGATTTTATAGATCCGTTGGGATAATATTTTCTTGTTGTTGTTTTCCGGGAACTTGTTTCAGAATTGTTCTTGGTGGAAACGTTTTCAGAATTATGAGATTGTATATTTTCTTTTTCCTCCTTTTTCTCAGAATTATTCCGAGTATCAACGATCGAACTTTCTTTCAGATGTAATGAAGTTTTTTCTTCAGAATTATTGCTTTCAGTCTCTTTTCTGGAATCTGAAATTTCTGAAAGGTTTTTAGATTTTTCAACGGTTCTATTTACACAGGACGTAAGGAGAAACAGTACAATGAAATATTTAATCTTTATCATTTCCAAACAATTTATTATATGCTCTTGGAAAGAATTCTTCAATCATGAGAAAGATAATTCCAATACAAATAAATACGTTTCCAGTTGTCCAGTAGAATCTTGTTACTTCAGGTGCATAAGTGATTGAACCTCCCCAGATGTCTTTCATAATCGCATACCAATAAAACCCCAATCCGATCATAATGAACGGAAAGGTTTTTTTGTAAACAAAGAATGAAGAGATAAAAGCTGCTGAAATAAATAATGCACTGATATATAATTGTTGAATATGTCCAGAAAAATAAATACCGGATATTGCTAAAACAACTATGATTAAATTGTAATAAAACTTTTTATTCGTTTTCATCTTCTTTATTTTTTGGTCCTAAAAATTTGTTAAAGTATTTTGTCTTGTTCTTATCAAGATATTTCATAATATCATGTGAAAAGAAGGAAGCTAATGTTAATATTGGCAATCTATAATCACGGTGCCCTGAATGGTATAAGATTGATTCACCAACAAAAACAACGAGTATTGCCATTACAATAGTTTGAAATATTAATCCTAATTTTATTTTTTTACCATTAGAATTTTCATAACCTAGACGGCCTATAACTCCTACGATAATAGTTAACATTATTGCAACCATCCTGTTAGCATCATAATATAAATCGTTGTTTTGTGTCATGGTTTTCTTTATATTTAAATCATAAATTATCATTGATACTTTTTTTGCAGTGGTCCTTGTCGATTGTATTAAGTATGAAAACTAAAATTTTACCTGTTTTAGTTAATGTTTCATTCCTTTCATTTTTCCCCAGAACTGAAGAAATTGTTTCCTCCGGATTTCCAAATTTATATCCGGTATTTATCCGAAGGGTACAATTCCACAAAGTCCGAAACTCTCGATTCCCAAACTTATCTATATTTATCGCTGTGCTTCTGAAGTATTTTTTTGCATTATCCTTACTAACAAAAAGCACAACAATATAATTGACAAAGGTTAAAGGGAGTATTAGGATATAAGCAATTAAAAAAAGAATCATTCTTCTGCTTTATTTTCTTCAATTACTATATCGAAATCTCCAGATTTACAACCAAATAACCGTTCATTTTCGGTTTCATTTTTTAAATTCTGTCTAAATTGCTGATAAATTGGTTCCAGTACTTCAGGTGGTAATATTACCGGTTTAGGCATGAAGGTTGTTTCCCAAATAACTTTTCCTTCACTATCTAAACATTGCTCTGAAATTCTCATATTTAATTCGTTGGAATCGGGTGTTATTTGAAAAAAGTCAATTTTTCTTGTTATAATTCCTTCCTGTAAAACTCTTTCTGGAGTTTTTAATGCTTTCTTTGATTTTATTGCTATCATGAGTATTAATTTTATTATAATTCTACTAAATAAATGAGAGGAACCGTTGTTCCGGCAGTTACATATCCTACGATATATCTTGTTCCAACAGGTAAATTCAAGGGCGTTGATGAATATGGATAACCTACATATTCTCTTGTACCGTTTTTTCTCATAATGATAACCACTTTCCCGTTTCCATTTACCATTTTTACAGGATCTGTAGAAATATCTTTATCCACAGTTATTGTATAACCTCCATTATTGAAAGTAGATCCAAAATCACTTGTAGCATCAATTGTTACGAGTACGCCCGCATATGAAATTATAGAAACAAGATTGGCTGTATTGTTATTTACATTTATGGCTCCACCTGTTCCAAATTGAACCATATTTGCTCTGGGAGCACCTAAAGAAACCTTTGGCTCCCATCCAACTGTTCCATCGGGTTTACCAACAAAAGTTTTATTAAATGTGGAGTCTCCTTGAGCATTGACAGGATTAGCAACAACAAGGCTGTTAACCTTTGCAGACCCATTAACTTCTAAAAGATAATTAAGATTTGTGTTTCCGGTGCCTATTCCTACCCTTTGTGTATTTTGGTGATAAAATACATTTGAGGATTGAAATGATGATCCATTCCATAAAACAAGGAAATATGAAGACGGATTTATTGGGGTCCATTGAGGCTGCATTCCTCCCGTTGCCATATAATAAAATCCTGTTCCTTTAGGTGCTTCAAGCATTGTTTCATTAATATCGTCCAGAACATCTGCAACACGTTTGTTTGTGTTCATTCCCGGTTCTGTTTCTATTCGTATTGTTAGCGATTTTTCAGCTATTGTATCTTTACTCATAATTTTTAATCATCGTATATTCCTGTTATAAAATTGGTTTTTCTTATGTAAGAAACACCGTCTACATTCTCATTTGAACCATTACAACCACAATCATTACAAGCCTTGCAATAAAGTGGAAAATGTTGTTTATGTTGGCAAATCCATAACCTCATTCTTTCAATCAAAGGATCAATGCGATCCTGCATTGCATTGTTAAGTTTCATGTTCACATCTTTGGAACTTCCAGATGCTGAATCCCCACCATTTCCGCCGATTGCATTAGGCTTGTTTAGTTGTTGCCCCTGATCAGTTGTTCTTAACCAACTCGGAACAATTGCCATCATATCCACGCATTCCGCTGTAAGCTTCCATAAAAAGCGGTTCCAAAGTTTTCGGTACCATTCATTCTCCACCAGCTCGATCGCATTAACGATCATGCCGATTTTTAAATCAGATTCTTTTAACGGAGGTTTGTTTTCAAGCGCAAACGATTCATTTATTTTTTGAAATAAATCAGCTTTATTTTCGGCGGTAACCATTACATTTTTCTTTGAAATAAAATCTTCGTAAAATGCATCACAAAGTGTATTTGAAATAAATCTTTCTTCTGCAATGATGATGCTTTGCCGGATTTGTCTTTCGTCAATCTTCTGATCCGTTGCTGCATGGAACAAAACCTCATCAGGAGTAATCAAAACTTCACGTTGTAAATAATTAGGACGGTACATCTTTTTTATTTTTTTCGGTTGTAATCATTTCTTTACCTTTCGTTTTATCCTCAAGTTCTGGAAGACCTAAAATTGATCTTCCTTCATTTTTGGTTAAACAAGAGTTAACGTCAATTTCTCCAATGAATGAAGCCGGTGAAACCGTCCTGAATGATAATTCCAAATCGCTGAAATTCGTTCCCATCCAATCATCATAAAGTTCAAAAAATGGGTTTAAAAAATCCTGTCTTATAAGCTCCTGAGCCGGTTCAATTACAGTTTTGTTTTTAGTATCAAAAACAGCAGATAAATAAGCGAAACCGCCGTTCCCCATTCCTGAAGATTCAGCATGTTGGCCGAATAAAGATTTATCCCAATTATTAGCATCAACAATTTTTCTGGAAATACTTTCATCAAGTTTCAAATAAGATCCTTCCTGCTGTGTTTCATATTGGTGAAATGTTGACTTTGAAATGTCCTTACCTGTTACGACCGCAACACGTCCTCTTTTTCCGTCTCCTGTATATGAATTGATAACATCCTTTGCAATCTTTTTTCCTTCTTCCTGAGAAACATTTCCATCAATGGTTAATATTCCACCAGGCACCATATTATTATCAATAATATCAATGTTATATCGAGCGTGTTTATACTCTAACAATTGATGTGGCAAAGAAGAAATATTGCTTGGCATACCGTAATAGTCATAACCGGGCATTGAGTTTTTAACATGAATAATACAATGTTCGGTACCGGCATCGCTTTTAAACCAAGTCATATCCTTATCACCGTAATATATTGGCAGCTCAACAGCTTTTGACTGTTCAAGGTTCCAGGCTGTTCTTCTGCGAAATTCTTTTGAAATAAAAACTGATTCGCAAATATCATCATCGTTCGGCCAGGATAAACGGCATTCTAAAAATGACCTGTTTATTATCAACATTGATTTTTTATTGCCAATTTGCCCCCGGATTATTTCAATGAAGTTATTCCCTGCAGTAAAATGATTGTCAAAAATTGATCGTACTACTTTATCCAGGCTTTGCCCTTTTTTATTTACCCGTTTCCTGAACTCTTCAAATTCTGGGTTTTCAGTACCATCTTTGATAAACATTCCTTTTCCTATGCAGAAATTCGTTTTACTATCAATACAACCGTTATTTGTAGGAGAAGAAATTTTTGCCTCAAGTAATAACTGAAAGAAATTATCCTTACTGTCAAGAAATGGTAAATATCCCTTATTTCGCTTATTAAAATGGAAAACAGAAGATTCCCCTGAAGGCTCAAAGGGAATCGGATTTTTAACATCAAGCGTAGCCACGTTTGAATAAATTTTTTCTGTATTTGAATTAGGACTTTTCATTTGTTTCAGGTTCTTGGAAGAATTGTTTTTCTTTTTCAGCTTTTACATCTTCTTCAGTTGGAACTTTTTTGAATACGATTAGTAAACTCGGATCATTGCTTCTTACTGCGATTTCTGCTAATTCAAGTAAATCCGTTCTTTCTCCTAAAGGGGTAGCCGAACCGTTAAATCCGACTACCTTTTTTTTATATTTTTCTTTAATTGAAAACATAATTAGATAAATGTTTTGTCAAAGGTTTTTTGAAAGATTTTTTTATGTGAATCACCACCTACTGAAAAGCCTCGATCACGGAAATATCGCCAGTGAATTCATTTGCCATTCTTCCGAATTCAGCCTTGAACATTACTTTAGCTCCGTTGAAGTCTTCCATTTTTCTACCAGATCCGCCTTCAGTTCCATTCATGACAACTTCAAAATATGGAATTGATTTAGCGTTAACGTATCTTTCACCAATAACAAAGATTTTTCCAGAATACAATCTGATCACAAGACCAAGACCACAGCAACATCCGGCAGCATCAAGGCTTGATAAATAGTTTGTCAATTCCTGTGAAAGATTCGGAAGTTGTGCATCAATATCAAATTCGTATTTAACTGAACACCCGTTTAGAGTATGTTTAAATTTGAATTCAGCTTCTTTTCTTTGAAACTTTAATGGATACATACGTCCACCATCGTCAATAGTGGCTCCGTCTCTTAATGCAACTGCAGTATAACTTTTAGAAGCAGCATCTTGAGTCCAGTTGAAATCTGAAGGGTCAAATACCCACATATCAGAAACACCTCCTGTTGTAGAAGAACATGGTGCAGTATATGATTTTAATGTTACGCAAAGCATAGTTTGTATGTTTTAAAATAAACATGGTGTATTACACTATGTTTAAGGTTAGTTTTTTAGTTTTGTGCGATGTTTGTCATACCGAAAACAGTATGTTCCGGATATGCGATCCCTGTACCAGCTTTTAAGAAATTAGCATATTTCCAAGTAAGCTCGTCGTAACTGTACCAAACCAATAAAGATTTTACACCTTGTGGAGTATCTTCTCCGTATGATTTATCCGTTGCAAATACAAAGTTTCCTCTGATTGTCAATATACACGCATGTGCCGTAACACCACCGTTAAGAGCTTTAAGGATTGGTTCCCATGTAGGCTCCACCAATACATCAATTCCTTTATACTTTAATTTCTTAAAGCCGTTCTGATAATTGATAATGTTTCCTCCCTGTGCGCCTGTTGCGATCAAGAAATCTTCATAAGCATCAAAAATGCTTTTTGATACATAGAATGCTTTGGCTGCATCTGGCATGAATGATAAATAATCATCCTGGTTTTTGTAAGCCCAATGAAGGTAATCTTTACCTTCTACCGGTGTAAGTTCTCCGGAATTAAAGGCAGTTGTTTGACTTGCTTTAATTGTTCCGTCGTTGATGAATCCTGCGTATTTTTTGAAGATTCCATCAAATACGTTCCAACTCCAATAACCATTCGGATCGTTTGCTCTGGAAATATCCCCGAAATAAGCATTTGAAACAACGTCCATTTTAATCGCATTCAGGAAGAATTTCATAATGAAGTCTCTGAACTTTGGATCTTTATTTCTGTAATCAGCAAGACAACCTTTATAGAATTCGTTGTCACAAACTTTCGTACCTGCGTAAACCTCATCAGTTTCGATATATCTGATAGAAGCTCTACCAACAGGCGAGAATTGAGGGTTACAAGATGCATCCCTTCTTTTTAGGATATTTTGTTGACCCAAAATTTCAACAATTTTTCTCTTGCTTGAAACATCATCCATTAATGTAAATTCGCCAAGAGTTCCCATTACTGGACCATCTGGAAGCATATCTGCGAAATGAGGTTTTACCAACAAATCGAAGTAACTTTCCGGCCCGACCATAAATTTTTCGTACATAATCTTTTTTTTAATCTTGGTTATTGATTATTTTTATATAATAGCGATCCGGTAAGAGCCACACTTCCAATTTTGTAAATACCTAAATCCGCTTTACACCCTTTCTCAGTTACCACTGTTGCAGTAATATCAATACTTGATAAATCCAGTTCAGCAATATTGATTGTCGCTTCTGTTCCATCGGTACCAACATGGCCATGTTTCTGTTTTCCGTTTTTATCGGAAACATGAACATTAATACTCAATAAGCCATCACCCGCACCATATGTTGAAGCATCTGTAACCTTTGCGGTTTTAGCAGTTGCATCAACAACGTAGGTTAGTTTGGCATCAAATCCAATGCAGTCACAACCTCCACAAAGGCCGGTTTGCAATACTTCGTTATTTTCAAATCCTGTCATAATTTTTGATTTTTATTCACCCCATCCAATGTCTTCTTTTTCGTACTTGGATTCTTGATTGTTACTGTTAGAATTCTGAACTGGCTTTGCTTGTCCGAAATTTTTGGCTGCTTTATCCTCAATATCCTTAATTCTGTTTTCAAACTTTTTGAAATCTTCAGAATCTTTAAAGTTTTCAGCCGGTGCAGCAGTTTTAACGACTTCTGCAATTTGAGTAGTCATATTTTCAGGCATTCCATCCTTGAAATAATTTGCAACAGCGGTATTTACTTGTTCATCGGTTGGTGCCTTTGGTTCAAGATCAACATCTTTCAAAGCACTGTTTAAAGCCGATGTAAGATTTTCAACAGTTAAAGGCTCCGTTTTATCACCCTTTTCATTTGGTACCAAATTCAGCACTTTAAAAGCGTTTACAATGGCATCTGTTAATTTACTCATATCATTTTCGTTTAAATTGTCGATATTATTAATTAGAGGTTGCGATCTGTTGGCAATAGAATTAAAAGCGTTTAATGCATTTAATGCATTTGCATTCTTAAAATTCCAACTTGCTGAATTGATCGGTTTGAATTCTTCTTTTTCATCAGTTGTTTTTGCTACAAATCCATTTTCAACAGCTTGTTTCCCTGTGAACCATGTTTCTGCATCCATCCATTCGGTAATTTGATTGGCGGTTTTCCCGGTCAAATTTGCATAGTAATCACGAACGTTATTATTGAAACTTCTGAGATTTTTCGCCTGTCTTTCAACTTTATTAACATCACCCCATGCAAATCCTGAAACATTGTGAATCATATACCAGGAGTTCGGGGAAATTTTAGAATTCTTTGCAGCCGATAAAACATAAGTTGCAGCTGAACAGATCATCCCCATACCAATCGTTTCAATTGCATACCCTTCATTTTCTAGTTGCTTAATGAAATCATGCATTGCCATAGCATCGCCGATTTGCCCACCAAATGAATTGATTGTTATACGAATGTTTTTTAATCCGGAATTAAGAATTTCGGTTCTAAATGACTTGAACGATACGGATGTATCATCATTAAACCATTCTTTCCAAATTTCCTGCGTTTCTGCATCTACAATAGTTCCATCAATGAAAACATCAAGCCTTTCACCGGTGTTTCTTACATTGTAGTTAAAAATTGGAATTGTTTTCATACCTCTGTTAATCAGTTACAAAGATATTTTAATAAATCATTGATATGGTGTAAAACACAATAAAGTGTACGAAAACTCCGTACACTTTTTTATTATATTTGAAAGATGAAAAAAATTATTAAAGAAAAATTTATTGATTTTATAGAAGATATTTATTATCCTGAATACATTCGAGCATTCAGTGTAATGACAAACTTTATTTTAAGAATCCTTTTTTTGCCCTTTTTTTTGATTTATAAGATTATCCAATACAACGATCGCAAATATCCTTAACGGTTGCTCTTGGAACTTTTAATTTCTGCGAAATTTGACCGTATGAAAGCTTTTTATTTCTTTCAATGCAAACTTTCAATTGCATAGGATTAACACCGGCATATTTGCAAAATTTTTCAAAATCATCAATTGCCATCTGAAGAGCATCCTTTTTATCTTGATCGTTAAGTGAAGATTTGTGATTTATCATTTTGTTTTCCATAAATATTTCCTGTGTTACTGTTTAATATTGCTTCATCATAAAGCTTGTAGTAAATATACGAATTAGGTTGAAGCTGCGCATTGATGTTTGAATCCTGGTATGCTTCAAGATAAAATGTTGAATTATCATTTCCGAAAAGTTTTATTTGGGAATAATTCCGGGTTGTTAAATAAGCATATCCCCAACCACTACTATACACGTTTACTGTTCCCCGTCCATATGTTTCAATTTCAACCATTGCTGTATCAGTTACTGAAATAGAAGCGTTTGCACCGTCAGAAATTACCCTACATCTGTAGTTTTTACTTTGTCTTAAGATTAAGCGTGCACCTGCAAGAAGAATAATATCTGAATTTTGATCAGTAAGTTCAACTTCTCTACTGTATATATTCTCATTTTCCAGTTCTTCAGTTGGGAAATAGGGAATAAATTCCCTAAATCCGTTTTGAAGAATCCACTTGAAATTCGATTCTGATTTTACTATCCGGAGAATATCCCCGTAAGTTTCAGCTTTTAAATAGAGGTGAAAAAGTTTATTTATTTCTGTTTTCCTCTGTTTATCTATGATTTGGAATTTTAATTCCTCAAATGTTAACGTCATAATGTCGCAATTTCCGTTCTTTTTTGTCTGTCTTTTTGATCTTCAGCAATATCTTTTCCTGAAACAAAAACTTTCTTAATTGATTCTTGTTTTTGTAAATCTGCAAGATCCTCAATTTTACTTTCTATTCTATCGAAACGCTCAGAATTGCCGGCGAAAACAACAGCAGAATTTGCTGTTTCATAATAACTCTTAATGAATGGTGCTTGTAGGTTACTTCCTAAATAAGTACCTCCATTAAGATATTTTTTCATTGTTGCGCCTCCATCCCAATCAACGCCCCCGCCAATTGAATTAATTTTTGATGCAATCTGTGAAGGAGTTCCTGAAACGGAATAAGTATTTGAATCACTCATAGACCTGGCATTAATTATCCCTTCATTCCCTTCCATTTCTGCAACCTTATCACCCGTAACGGGATCGTATACCGGCATACCTCCGTCGGAATGTGAAGGACCATTTAATTTTCCTCCACTTCCTAAAAATTTACCACCTCGTTTATATTGAGTGCTGTCAATTCCTTTGACCGTGGATGCATATTGTACACCTGCCATTACTGATAATGCAGCCCCTAATATTGCAGCTGCAATCGGGTTCCCTATACTCCAAACAGTTGACCAGATGTTTGCTAATTGCATCAGAAATGCAATCTTTGCTTCAGCTTTTTTGGTTTTCTTTAATTTTTCCCCGGCTTCCTTATCAGCTTTCTTTTTCTTTTCAGCTGCTTCTTTTTCAATTCTTTCACGTTCAGCAGAAGATTGAGCGAACCTCATTTGCTGTTTAGTCTCTAAATCAATTCTTTCATAGGCTAATTGCTTACTCTGTTCAATTCGGTTTCTTTCTGCATCGAAATAAGAATTCATTGATTGTTGTGCCATATCAAAGGCTTGAGCAATTGCATATCCGGCCTGTTCTGAATAATCCTTATCACCGATCATAATTTTCCCATCTTTCCCGGCAATTGATTTTGTCAGTGAAGATGCTAGACCAGAAACCCCAGAACCTGGAATTCCAGATCCGGAAGGTAACGCTGCACCGGCATCTGTTGAATTTTGTTCTGCTTGTGCTTTTTTACCCTCTAAAACCTGTCTTTCTTTTAATAGACGGTTGTACTCCCTCATCTCATCATTAGTGAGTTCACGAACCGTCATTTCATTTTCTAAAAGACTGATTTTTGCAACTACGTTTCCTAACTCAGTGTTAGTATTTTGCAGTTCTAGTCTTGCAGCAATTTTGTCAAGCTCAATTTTTTTCTGAGCATTAGTAAGTTCTTTGCTCTGAATAATAAGTTTTCGATCACCTGCAGCTGCTATTTCGTTTGCATTTGTTATATCATCCGCTAAATTATCGGAAACATTAAAGGAAATTCTGGTTACTTTAATTCGATATTCTTTTGAATTCCTGTTTTCCTCTTCCTGTTTTTCCTCCAATGTCCGATACAAGGCATTCATTTCTTCAACAGATTTTTTTCCGTACTGGCTTTGAAGAAATAACATATCAAGATTATATTTAGTCTGGGTTGCAAGACTTTCTTCTGAAAACTTCTTTTCTGCATCAAGTTTTTCCAATTCAGTTGAATAGGGATTATTTAAAACCTGATCTTTTCTTTTCTGGTTTCCGTATTCTTCATTTTTCAGCTTATCATCAACTGCTTTTTTAGATAGTGCGAACAATTTATCATTCGCTTCTCTTTCCATTTTCGCTTTATCATATCCTGCTTGAGCTACTTGTTTACGTTCTTCAGCATTTCCTTTTTTCAGATAAGCAATTTTTGCATCAAAATATTTGATATTACTTGCAAGACTTTCTTTTATAAACTGATCTTCTAATATTTTACCCTTTGCAAAATTATCTTCAATTGCTGATAAACGGTCCTTATTTGCTGCATCCAAATCTTTAACAAAATCCTTTTGAGTTCCTGTAAGTCGTGATGCTTTATCTTTTGGGGTCTTGTCTTTTTTAGTAAGAGAATCTATATATGCATTTTTTTGCGCAATATCTTTTTGCAATTCATACCACCTCTTTGATTTAACTTCCGTTTGATCAAATTCTTCCTGCAGTGCTTGAACTTCTGCTCTTAATGCTGAAAGTGTCTTTGTCGCCTGAACTTCTGCTGAACCTCCTGTGATACTCTTTGTTAAACCTTTGGTGGTATTGTCAACGACTTTTTTAAGAAGAACATCAGTATCTTCTTTAAGTTTTTTATTCTCATTTGTTAAATTGATGATCTGTTTACCAATATCACCATCACCCATTCCTAAATCACTTGCATATCCACGAATAACATCTGTAATTGCATTTTTAGCCTGGGTAAATCCTCCAACATTTTTACCGTATCTCTTACTTAAATCTGCATTAAGCTCGCTAATCTTCAGCTCATTTTCAATGATTTTTTTCTGTTTATCGTCCAGAAGCTGTTGTGATGCTTTTGCTTTGGCTACATCTAAAAGCATATCCTTATATTTTCTTAATAAGTCTGTACCTTCCTTAGTTTTTATATTTTCTAAAGTAAGTGTATTAAGATATTGAGGATTAAGATTGATCAATTCTTGTAAAGCCGTTTTACGGGTATTTAGATTGATGTTATTATCTTTGATAATCCTGGTAAGCGTTTCAAATTTAGATATACTATCCGCCGTTGCTTCTGTTGCTTTTCGTGTAACTTCTGCATTAACTCGCATTTCAGCAGCTGTTTGTTTTATAGCTTGTCCGTTTCTTCTAATGGCTTCAGATGCTTCTTCAGTTGTCGCACTCATCGCAACCAACAAGGCCCCAATTGCAGCAATACCCGCAACAATATATCCAATAGGGGTATTCAACATTGTAAGGTTTAAATTTATCCAGGCAGTTCTTAAAGCCGGGAAAATTGTTCCCAAGTAAAGCATTGTAGAATTTAAAACGGTCCATGCTGCATTAGCTAAATAAATAGCTATTGTTTGGGCTCTTAACAATACATTAGATGCCGTGATCAAAGCGTTTCCAATAACAGTTCTGGCAGCATAAACAACAGTTTGCCCGATTGAAATTGCTAATGCTTTAATGTTTTCGTAATAAGCAAAGGTTAGTAAACCAACTAATGTATACCATGCAAATAAAGGAATTGCACCTATTGCACCACCTAAAGCGGTTATTAAGGCAATAGACCCTCTTAAAAACGCTTGAAAATTTTGATTATTAGCAGCATCAACAAAACCTTTTTTCAACTTATCCATGCTCGCAGATAAGTTTTCGTTTTTCTTTGCAAAGGCATCTGTAATATTTGAAGTATCAGCATATGCATTTTTCGCACTCATAATACTTTTCTGGAACGTATCTGCGTTTTTTCCTAAAACTCCGATTGTGCTGGTGATACCGGCCCCGCCTTTTCCTGCAAGATCACTATCACGGAAAGAAGCAATTAAATCTTCAAGCCCCTTTTTATCCTTTGTCAACGCCTCTGCAACTTTGATTAATGCCTGATCAGGGCTTTCATTAAGAAGTTTTGAAAATTCTTCTCTTGACATTTTTGTAATCTTTGCAAACTTATCAACATCAGAAGCAATTTTTGGAAGAATACGAACGATAGCTGTTGAAGTTGTTTCTGCACTTTGTCCGAACTGTTCAAATCCGGAAGCCATTCCCAGAACTGCCGGCAAAGCAATGTCAGAAATACCCTTTAAACCTGCCATTCTCTTCGCAAAATCATTTAGAAAGGGTACGGATGCAACCGATTCATTTGCAATAGTACGAACGGCATTTCCGGTTCTAAGCATAAGATCTTCTGTTACCCGACCTCCTTCAAAAACGTTGATTAATTTTACAAGATCTTCAGTTCCTTTTTCAACTTCTCCAAAATCTTTTCCAAAAGCAATTTTAATTTTATCAACAGCAGAAACCACACCAACAACATCACTTTCTTCAACGCCCGCTTTTATGGCTATGTTTCCCATATTTACGAGTTCCGGAAGTTTTGTTCTGGTATCTAATTTTGCTAATTCATCGACAAGCTTTTGCGCCCCGCCTGCTGCCTTTCCAAGTTCTACTTCCAAAGATGTAACACCATCGGCTAATTCATAGGTATTCTGAATCAATTCCTGTGTTTTAGCCATTGCAGTCTGAAATGAAAGGTAACCAAGTAAAAATGTGGTGATTTCAGCTCTTAAATTTTTAAAGAAATTCTGGAAGTTTTGCGACATTCTCGCACCCATTGAAGTAGCATTTCTGAATTCAGTGGAAATTCTCCCGATTTCCGTATTCAGTCTTTGCGCCTCAACTCTGTTTTCCATTATCTCACGCTGAATTGCATCAAGATCGCCGGTTGCATTCGTTCGGACTGCACTCAATTTATTTTTAAGGAGTGTAAATTGCTGATCAAGTTCTTTTGTCCTTTCCTTTGCAAGATTCACCTGGTTTGCAATTATGCTTCCGAATCCGGATTTTATCAACGCCTGAAGGGTGTTTTCATTTAAACCCTGTAACATTTGGTTTCCCGGATAATTACCGACGTTTCTCTGAAATTGACCGAGGCGGGATTCAATCTGTTTCACTTTCGCATCCAGGGCGTTTGAAATTTCAGCAGCTCTTTTGAATTCACTTGAATCAATACCGAACGTTGCACCTGCAGTTTTAGCAGCATTCCTGGCACTGTTTAATTGTGCAAGTAATTTTTTCCACGCATCGGTTGATTGATTGGTTTCCTCTTTTGCTTTCCTCTGTTCTGCAGCTTGTTGTTTCTGAGCATTTGATAATGCCAGGCTTTCATTTTTAAGCTTGATTGTTTCCTGCCTTAACTTTTCAGTTTCGATTTTAGCCTGCGTGATCCCATCCTTATTTTTGGCAGAATCACCCGCCGTTTGCTTGTTGGCGTTTCCTAAAGCAATAGTTTCATTTTTTAAACGAATCTGTTCTTGTCTTAGTCTTTCTGTTTCCAGTTTAGCAGCTGCCATTTCCGCTTTAAACTTTGCTGTTTCAGCCGTTGACAATCCACCAGATGAAATTAAAGTTTTCAGCTGTTTCCATTTTTCAGAAGCACTGGTAAATTCTTTATTTACTTGCTTCATTTCATCAATAAGAACACCAGATCCCTGAAGCTTGACTTCGTATATTTTGGTAATATTTGCCATAATAATTTTTATATATTGTGTATTACACTATATTTTGTTTTAAAATTTTTACCCTCGTGGAATATCCGTATACAAACACATTAAGCGATTGTATTGGGTATCAAATACTTTATCAATTACTGTATTATCTGAATTACTGATTGGTTCAACAAGTACTTCAACGGCGTTTGTTAGTATGCTCTTTTCGCTTGGATATGTATTTTCTTTTTCCCTTTCAGTGATTGGAACCCACTTTCTGAGAATGCAGCTTGTAGATAAGCCGGTTAAAGCCTTAAACCCGTCAATTTTTATAAGTTCATACAGTTCTCCATTTAAAACAATTCGCTCCTGGTGAAACCAATTTGCAATATCTTTGTTATTGAGATTTATATTTGTGTATCGCTGCCTTCCATCGCTCATGATTGCGAGCCTTTGCCAGAAGAATCTTTTTATTAATCCTCTACCAACAACACCCGCTCCAAGACCTATTTTTTCATCACTATAAGAAAGTATTGGATCATTTTCACCACCATCTTTATAATTTACAGCAAACAAGTAAGGATAATTGTTGTACGTCGTAATATTCCCCTCATTATCCTTCATTCTCCAACCACCTACACCGGTAATCAAACCTTTATAATATGCTTTTTTAGGTGTAAAAGTGTTTTGAGATTCTGAACTGGAAGTATTTGATATGTTTTCCGGAACTAAACAAATCATTTGAGGTGTTTGTCCGGTAACATTAGCAAATTCATCAACATTATAATGCATTGTTGGGGAATAGAACCTGTTCTCAAACTCTTTTTTTTCAGCCTTAAATCTTTCAGGGAATACATATTTGCCACTTGCAAGGATAATTTTATAACGGTCTTGTACAACCTTCAAAGCTCCATCATTTGAATCATCTTTAAATTTGAATACAAACTCCCTGGCATTATCCCGATATAGTATATTTGTACTTTCTTTTGATAAATCCTGTTTGTCGGTCCAGTCAATATAATTCCCGTTAAAATATCCCGGTTTCTTCTGTGAAAGATCGTGTGTTTCAGAATATTCATGAGTTGGTTCGATTAATATAATCTTATTAACCGGATCAGTCTGAAAAGAAAGATTAAATAAATCAACTTCACCTTTCAGAAAATCTAAAAATTTGATCTTTTGTAATGGAAGATAAGAATCAAATGTTACATTACCACCAACCGGAATTTTAAAATCAGTAATAGTATATTCCTCAACCTTCAGAACACATCTTGCAACTGTTGCTGTTTTTGTTTCTTTTATTCTTAATTTAATCTTGCAAGTAATTACATCATTTGGATTGACAGATGTTGAAAAAAATATCGTTGGCATATCAGCTCCTGAAGTTGATCCCGCTGTTGGTGCTTCATGATCAAATATTTGATTTTGCTGCACTTGATTTCCGTTCTTATACCAGAAAATATTTAACTCTACAATTGAAGAAAAATCAATTTTATAGTCATAGGATATTGTTATTGAAAAAGTTGCTTCAAGAGGCCCGTAATGAGGTGTGTTGTATTTCCAGATCAGATTTTCACCACCGCCATGATCAGTATTACCCGTGTAATCTCCACCGACAATAGTATTATTATTATCAAAACATGAAGCGAGTGAATCTAAAACATTAAGATCAACAAAACCATCCATATCACCATCAAATCGTTTTTCAGCATCGCTTTTTGCTAAAAATTGATGTATTGCATACTTCGTTCCTTCAGATGTTAGGAAACTTCCGAAAGTCCATAATAATACCTGCCTGCGATAAAACGGAGTATCTAAAAAATTACTTTTTATATTATATCCAAACATTCTAAAAGCCCAATAAATGATAAAATAACTTGAAATGTGGGGCCTAAAATTTTTTATATGATAGTTCATATCATTTCCCGCATCCAGGTCCAAAGGATCACCATATTTTACAGGGGCAAATACATAAGGAAGGTTTTCATTCATGCCGTCGAATAACCATGAATTAATAATTGTGTTCACATCAAATGTCAATTCAAGCTTCATTAAAATTTCATACAGGGTTAATTCTTTCATGTCAATAATCCAATCACCATTATTTCCGAAAGCATCAATTTCAAAGGCAGTCGGTTTCCCTCCTGTATCATAAGACTTGTAAGGAATAGCTTTTCCAATGAATATTTCATCACCATTTGCTTCAACAACTAATTTGCGACTTCCTTTAAAGAAACCGTTTGCAGTAAGATCTTCAACAGAAGTATTGTTGAGTGTATTTAATATTCTCTGATTGTTCAGTGTTGCCGGAATTTTTATTCCGGTTGATTCACTGCTTTTTTTAGCCTGAAAATTTTCAACATCTTCAAGCTGATAATCAAAAGAAATAGGAAATTCAGCATTTACATCAATATCCAATTCCTCATTATTCATAAACATTTTTAAGCTATCCTTTGGCATTATCTTAAAGTTTGGTTTTCATTACTCATTGAAAATTTAATTTTAACGATGTATTCGTATCGTTGTGTGTTCTTTCTTGTCGGAAGCTTGGCATCAGTAATCTGAATAGGAATAAACGCCTTTTCAATACTTTCCTGAAACCCGTTAGGTAAATTTGTTTCAATCCAGGCTTTCGGAGCATCAAGCAATTCTTTAATCCAGTATTGCTCTGTTTCACCGTAACACCTTGTTTCGGCTTCGTAGGATTCATTTGATTTAATGTTTTTCCTGTAATTCCCGCCCTTTGTTCGATTCAATGGGAATTTCTGAGCCTTTTGCCATGAATCAGATTTTGATTCTGTTTCTTCAATTACACGAATAAAGTTGATAGAATCAATCTCACCCAAAGAATTGATAAAATGAATTCGTTCCTTATCATCTACGCAGCAGCAACCGATCTTGTTTTGTCTGGTAGTAGCTACAACATTTCCGTTAGAATCTGTTACGTAAACATTCCATTCTGCAACCTTATCAAAATTTATTGTTGGAAAATGTGTTTTCAAATTTGGAAGTCCTTCCGGTATGTAATAAATATTATATTCTATTCCTGCCATGACTTATTTATTAAAGTGTGATTGCTTGGTTATAGTCTGAATACCATGGGAACCCGCAATTATATAGATTGAAAGTTTTCATTTCACCAGATGATGTGAATATCTTAAATTCAATAAATGCATTATCCGCCCCGTTCCAGTCTCTTGTTCCTATATATTTTGAATCGTCTCTGAATCCGTAAACAAATTGTCTGTTTAATGATATTGAAGGGCTTGGACTTGAAACAACATGAGTTTCTGTTGCTTCTCTCCAAATATTCTCACCAATTGCCCTAAACCTCCAAAACATGGTTACCTTAGTAATATTTGACCCGTCAACTGTACTAGCTTGAAGCCCGTAAAATTTAGATTGGCCTATGAAATGGCTTCCTGAATCCGGTTTGTAGATTGTAATATAAACATCCGGATAATGATCAATTTTCACCATGCTATTACCCTTATAACTCATGATGTTTGATTCAGCTGTTAATGATTGAGCATCTGTTACAATTGCTTTGTATTTTTTCACACCAACTGAATCAAGAGTATCTGTAAAAGTGTTCCCGGTTAGATTTGGTATCAACACATTCCATGTTGCCCCGCTGTCTGTACTCTTTAAAATTTTGATATTAGTAATATCATTATCAGGATCGGCAGCCAATACTTCAATCACAGCACTACAGTTGTTTTGTGAACAGATTCTTTCTTCTGTACCCTGATTATCTAACCAACGAAGGGAAATTGTAGGCGGGCTATATTTTTCTGTTCCTACATTTTCAATAACAGGAAGTTGCCCAAACTGTAAAGCGTTACATCTTCCTATTACTTCAAAAATGAAATCATAATATCCGAATGGAGTAGGTACATCCCACGCCGTTATCGGATTAGGGTACGCAGTAAATTGAATAGTTGACCAGGGATCATTTGATCCATGTAATCGTTTATAAATTTTTATCTCATATGGTGGAGTAAGCATATTCGCCGGATTCGCCCAGGTGAAATGAATAATCTGGCTATTGTTTGCAACATCTTTTGTAATCGAATACTGGATATTGGAAAGAATAGGGCAGTCTTCTAGTATTTCATTACAAATTTCAACTACTTCACCATTTATCATTTTAGCCTTAATACATAGGTTTTTGGGTTTAATTGCTGAAACTATGGGAAAGTGGGAACTATCATTTTTGCAGATCTTAAATTCTTCAGGTCTTTTTGTCAAAGGATAAGCGTTGCCCCATGTTCCTGTTTTATATGATTCCAGAAGCTGATCAAGGTTTTGATTTTCTTCGTGCTGGATAACGGAGTTTAGAATGTATATTTCATTCGAAATAGTTCCGGCCCCAGCTGTTGGAGGTGTTGAAGATGTACCTTGTACCGGCTTTTGTTGTTCTGATTTATTGAATCCGTCTGAATCTGTGAAAGAATTTCTGAACTTAACAAATACCTTTTTAATAGTATTGGTAAATTTTTCAATTAAATTCCCGTTGATTTTAGGAAGATTGTAATCCATTAATTCCTGAATGGCATCCTGAATATCAAATTCGTATTCTGGTGCAGTTCCATCATTCGCAATATATTGGGAACGGGAAAGCGATTTGTAATAAATACCCTCAACATAAACATCACAATACACAACCGGACAAATATAATTTTGAGCGGTTGCATTTGGGAGTTTAGCTTTACACCGGAATATAACAGGTGTATAAGCAGCATTGAGTGAATAGATATTTGGCTGATATGTTATTGCTGTAATAGGCATACTAAATTATTTCAGATTTTTGTACGTTAAATTCATTTAGAAACATGGCATCCATCCCGTTGTTCATTACTGCATCAACCTGGCTTTCTTTTTTCTTCCATGTTGCCTGAATAAATCCTTTTCTTTCTCCTGTTTTTGAGTGAGTTTTTGAAAATTCAGTTGGAACACCTTCTGCAAAGTGGTGTGGAAGCAATCTTTTAGCCCGTATGATTGCCATTTTTGTATCGAAACCTAAACGGCTATAAAAACTAATTAAGGCTTTTAAATGCGTTTCCCTGCTTCCTAATTCGGTAGGGCGAACCCCGAATTCCATTTTCTGAATATATGAAACAGCTGCACCTTCCAGAATTGTAATGTTCTTTTGGTTCCTGATTTTTACATTTGCCCGGATTGTTGATTCCAATTCATCAAGCAATAAATGTCCCTGAAGGTGTAATTCATTGATGATACCTTTATTCAATATTTTGGAAACCTGTTCAAGATCGCTTGTCATAAACTTTTCAATTTCTGATAATCGTTTTCAAGTTCAATCAACGCTCCTTTCATTTGTCTAAAGTTTGTGAGAATATTCCCTATACAGATAGGGCATTGCACTAACTCTTTATGTGGTTCAATGAAAGTGTGCCATATTTTCAAAAGCGTTTGCATATTTGCATTATCCCATACCGGAACCGCCTTTTCAATAATATCTTTCTCCGTTAATAAAATTTCACTTCTTACTTTATCCGGAATTTGCTTTGCTATGTTTTTAATGCTCATGATGTGGGTGTAATTCGGTTTTATCAATTTGGAATGAGTTAATTTCAGATTCATTATAATCCTCCATTTCACAATCAATCATAAGATCAATATCAAAGGTTAAAGAAACACCTGCAACCCCGTCATTGCCCTGTTGTGTAAATCTTTGGATAACAACTGCTGATTCTGGCAATCGTAATCCGTTATGTGTATTTTTATAAACTATTTCAATCAGGGCTTTTTTAAAGCTTTTCGCACAAACATTCATATCTTTCCAGGTTTGCTGGATTGTATGTTCGCTCAAACTGTTGAAAGGATTCCTGTTTGCGGTACCGTGTGAATCATCATATGGGGGTGTAAGGAAAAAGAGTTTGCAATTGAAACGGCTCCAATTATTCTCAAAATCCGGGAACTCTACCGGCGGAAACATTAAGCATAAAGGGTATTTTTTGCCGTCTTGGATTGCATTATAAACATCATTCAGTTGTTCCCCCAGGTTGTTCTTATTCAAATCATCACCATAAAAAGGAGCTGTAACAAAACGCCTCATTACTTTGCTTTTCGCAATAATGTCACCAAATAGTTTATAAAGATTTAATTCATTCATATCCGTACATTTTATTTATTAACTTATCCGTACGTAGGCAGATTATTGCAGCTGCAGAAGTAACCACACTATCAACATTTATTCTTACTGGCTTATCAGATGCTTTGATCATTTTAAGAATGTTTTGAGATTGACGAATTGACCCGCTATTGCTTATAAGGTTTACTTCAATTTCATTTTTTTTATTCTCAATTTCGACCCCCATTTTCTTGAGCCTCCGTTTTGAGTAGAAAGGTTTATTCATCTTTTCTATGTTTTGTTTTATGGCTTGTAAGATGCCAGCCTAGACATTCTACACAGTAATAAGCACGTTTTGGAATCTTACTCCTGTTACTTTTTCTTTTAATCGAGTTCTTCGCAATATTTGCGAGTTTTGCAGAAGAATAAATTGTTTTTCCGTTGCATTTTAACTCTAAATATTTAGGATCAACAAGAATTATTTCGTTAGAAATAACCGGAAGTCCTTTGCATTTTATTTCTTCCATAAGTTCATCGGACAAAATTCTTCTTCAACCAAACTTTTTTCGATAATCGGACAACCACAATGTTTACAGGCTTTCGTTTTTTCTTCCACTGCTTCATTTTCTCTAAACTTTAAAAATGATTTTTCCACAGCAAAAGGACAATCCCGGCACACTTCAAGCCTTTCTTCTGAAAGCGTTTTAATTCTTTCTGAAGCATAGAAGTAGGACCGGAACCAACCTTTTAATATGTGAATGATCTTCATCATTTTTTCTTTCCTAAAAACTTTGTGAATTCTTCCAGTGATTTTTTAAACCCTTTTTGACAACAGAAATCATGTTTATGACTTCCAACCGTTACATTCAAAACCGGCTTATTATCACATTCTTTTTCGTTACAAACTTGAATCAAACTCATTTCCACCAATTTGCTGTTATTACTCCGAATGCATACCAAACAATTGCGATTATAAGCAGAACAAAGAACCCGGCTCCTGCCTGGATCTTCTTTTCCCTTTCCAATTTGTCTGAAGGTGATTCTGGCTCTTTTTCTTCTTTCCTTTTCATATTATCGGCCTTTTACTGGAATAACATTTTTACCGTTGTGATTCACCTGCAAAGCTGCCTGTGTTTGCATTTTATTGATCAGTTTATTTCTAATCGGTGAAACAATCTCATTCCATTTGTTTGATAATTCTTGAGATTGAGCAATATAAAAGCTGTAATTACTCAATGAAACTCCAAGTTTTGCAGGTGCAGTTTGCGATAAAGAATTGAACAGGAATGAAGCATTGAATAAATTGAAGTCAATATTCCCGGATAATAGCATAGCAGATAACTGAGCATGTGTTGCAACATCAATATTAAGTTCTGCCAATGAATTTACTTCCAATAGTTTCAGCCATACAGGAGAAAGGATTGTTTTCTGATCTTCCGGAATTTCAAACTTTACAGATTCTAATTCCGTTCTGAATAATTTTTCAAAGTCTTGCTGTGCGTTGTTCATATGTATACAATTTAAAAATATGTCATAATACACCATATTTTAACTCTTATAAAAGCCCTGACCTTTACAATCAGGGCTAAAAAGATAAATTATGAATTACCTTCAATTAGGTGAGACGAGTACGGGATTCGAACCCGTGTGAATAGAGTTGCAGTCTATCTTCTAACCACTCGAACAACTCGCCAATTGCCGGCATTAACCGGCTTTCTGTTTACTTTTTCATTCCCGTAAATTTTCCCTGTGGTTTTTTACCACTCTTAAATTTTTGGTGAAAGGTTGTTTTTCCGGATGCTCCTGATTGACCAGGATAAAAAGTTTTAGGTGTTTGATGTCTTAAGCCTTCACATTGTGTATTTACTGGCTCTAATGGTGTACAATTCATTTGTTTATTTTTAGTTGGTTCTTAAACTATCATAATATTCCTGCATGATTGATGATTCATCAGCTTGAACGGAAGCCCAGATCAAAACATCATAAGCTTTTGTTTCTTTCACGTTTTCAAGGTTGCTTTTCCCGTTATTTTTATAGAAAATAGAAGCTTCTTTTGCTACATAATTCAAAAATGGAATCCAACCCCATTTATCAAACTGTGACGCTAAATTTGGCCCGTCGCTTGATCTTCTTTCTCCTGAGAAAACGCTGAAGTTTTCAGATACATACTCATTGAATTTTGCAAAAAAAAAGCGATCGCATTAGCTATATCCATCGGCAAATCATACATCAGTTCCAATCTTTCACTTCCTTCTTTCAACCAGTCCTCTTGAAACTCTTCATCTTCTTTTTTTAGATAGATTGCAGCTAAATACGGAATGGCTTCATATTTTCCCGCTGAAAGCTCCTGCATTTGCTTTATTACTTGCTTTGAAGTGATCAGCTGGTTAAATGTTGTTTTATTATCAGGATCTAAATACGGCGGTTCTATTTTCCAGAATTGATCTTTGAACAAATACTCTTCCTGTAACTCAATGTTTTCCTGTTCCTCATAGAGTGGTGCAATACATGAGAAATAAAGCTTCATCACATCATCAACACTCATTTCATTTTCAACTTCTTCAAGTGGTATTCCAGTGAAGAAAGAAATGTTCATTACAGCAACGTTCACTTTGAATAAACTGGCTTCTATTTCATCCATTTCCTCAACGTCTCCGTTTTCATTCGTTTTGAATACTTTTGAATACATTTCATTGATCGTATCACGATAGAGACGATCAAATTCAATTTTCTGTCTTACAGGAATTTGATTAAGTGTGACAGGTAAACTGTATTTTTTGCCCTTGAATCTGAAATCCATTATTTCGACGGTGTTTCTTTTTTGTCAGCCTTTTCAGTTACCTTTTTAGTATCAATTACTTTTTCGGTTTTTTCTGTTGGTTTTTGGGTTTCGTTCCCCTGATTCTTCAAATCTTCTTTTGATTTTTCACGGTCCGCTTTGTCCTGAACATTTGCTGCAATTTTATCTTTGATCTTCTGAACGAAATCTCCGTTGATTGGGTCGGTATCATAATCTTCAACGCCGGCAACTTTTGCAACACCTCTAATTTGAAGCTCATTTAATTCTTCCAATAGTTTTCCGTTTTCTCTGTTCGAGAAACTATCATGAATTGCCTGTATTTCTTCTTTGAATGCTTTAGCCTGGTCAACCTCTAAAGGTTGCAATTTTAGAACACTACTGTTCCCGCTGATCTTTTGGCCGGCAATATTTGTCAAAGGCTTTGGTGTAAATCCGGAAGAAACTTTCTGAGAAGTTGATGAAACAATGTTCCCGGTTGTGTTTCCAAGAGAATTGATTAATGAATTGAAAACAGAATCAAATCTCAGTGTTAATGTCGTATCTCCCTCATGTCTATTCAGGATCTTTTCCTTCACTTCCTGAAGGTCTTGGATTGTTTCCTCAACAAGTTTTTGATCTAACATAATTTATTGTTTTAATTAATTGAATTACTGATTGTAAAGATAATAAAATATAGTGTAATACACCATATTCTTGTTTATTCGTTATCTAAGAACTCTAACATACTAAGCATATCACTGTTTCCGGATGAATGGGAATGAATTTTAACCGGTTTGTTTACGTCATATTCAAACCATTCAATCATCATAAACCCGTCCATAACGTCGGGGCTTTCTCCGTTAAGTAGATTTTTCATTTCAGATTTTTTCATGATCCGCAATTTACCTTCATCATCAATTTTATCACGTTTAATTGCTTTTCTTTCAAACAACATTCTTTCTTTCAATGTCATTTTATCGTCGTATCTTTTGTTTGCTACTTCCGGCGGTATGTATATTTCGCCCCTCGTAACGCTTTCACCAGATTTATAATAGCATTGAGTTTTAAGGTTGAAATAATTTTCAGTTACCCCCGTTTCATTGTTAGGTAGTGGAGTAGAGCCGTTGTTGAATTCATTAGCTTCCTTTATAAAACCATCAACGAATTGACCAACTCCATCATTATCAAACAAAACATTGCTTTCCGGAACTCCGTATGAATAGGCAGCCTGTTTGATCAGATCAATAACTTCATTACCTTTTGATTTATCCATTACAAAGAAATCTTCTACACGTTTACCAGACCACACCCAAATAATAAACTTGTTTGATCCTTTCATTGCTATATCCGTCGTTATTCTCTTTTCACCATGTGGAACAAAAGAGTTCGTGAATATATCCATGAATTTTTTATAGGAATAAATATCATCGCCTTTCGTTGATACCTTCCAGTTTCCCTTTAAAAGCCTTTGCCGTTCCGCTTCTTCCTGAGCGTTCAAATTCCCTAAATATTGCGGGTTTACTTTCAGCAGTTCTTTATTGTCGTAAATGGAACCAGCTATGAAAGAAACAGATTTAATGAAGTCAGCCGGTTGAACCAATCCATCAGAAGCGGTTATCTGTAAATCAATATCTTCTTTGCATTTCTCATATACTTCTTCCATAGAATCACCCCAAACCAACTCATTATTTTGATTATAGAAGTATCTTATTTGGCCCTGCCTTTCAGGTATAGGTAAACCGTATGTTGGTGAATTCGGGTCCTGATCAATCCACCATGCTATAAATTCAGCAACCCAGCTATCCGGATCAGGATTGCACGTTGCTCTTACATATGGCTTTACTCCACACGTAGAACGGTTACGGCTCAACATATAGAAGAACATCTTCCGGGAAAAGTGCGTTAATTCATCAAAACATATCAATGGTATTTCCGGACCCTGCCAATCAAACTCATAAGTATGAGGGTCCAAATGTGAAAAGTTTATCTTCACATCATTCGGGAATCTCCATTCTAAACGGTATTCGCTTGGAATTGCTTTGTTGATTTTACCGTATATCTTTTTTGATGAATCCCATAAACCACCCTCAGTTCTGATCATGGGTGTAGTTTTACGGAATATTACAGCTCCGAAATTTTCAACGTGAATATGTCTTAACGGTTCCAGGAGTAAAGAGAAAGATTTTCCAACACCTGCAGCAGCCCCACCAATTAGAATATCAGCGGGCGAGGAAAGGGCATCCATTTGATAACCCTCTTGAGGTCTTATAATCTTAACTTCTTTCATTAACGGTTATTATTTGGAAGCTGAAACACTGTAACTTGTGAATCATTCTTTTTCTGTTCATTGTCTTTGCTGAAATGTCCGAACATCTTATTCAGTAGCTCAATTGCTTTCAGTTTATCGTATGATTCAACTTTTTTAACTGAACTTTCAATGATAACTTCACCGTCTGTTTTGATTTTCTCTTGTTGAACAGTAACACCTTTTATTGAAGCCGAAACTTCGCTATTTAGTTCGTTAATATCAATCAATCGACCATTATCATCAAAATAATTTTTAACGTCACCAAAAGCCACCTTTGCGAGTTCCGTAGCTATTCTTTCAAAACTAAAATTTAGTTCCTCAGATTTTTTGTTCTGAAGCGTGGAAAGGTAGTCTTGAATACTAACTTTTGCTAACAACCTGGCACCTTGTTCATTTGCTGTTCTTTCGCTATATCCCGCCCGAATAGCTGCTTGTGTGGCATTGCTATCAATAATGTATTCTTGGCAAAACCTTTCCTGTTTATCTGTAAGGCTCATAACTTTTATTTAATTCTTTGTTAGTCTTTTGCACTTTTTATGCAATTATCATATAAAAACAAAACCCCTCTACTCATAAAGCAGTAGGGGTTCTTTCCTTTTTAAATTATGTCATTGTTATTATTTACTCCTGGTTGATACAAGATTATTGATAAAACAATTACACCGATCAGGATTAAAATATTATCCATGTTTTAAATTTTTAAGTTTTCATTGCAATCTGTTCTTTTTTTATCACACGTTCAATTATTTTCACAGATTCATCCAAATATGTCAACTTTTTAGAGCTTGATAAATCATTGTAATCCGATTCTTCAATTCTTAATGCAAAATCACATTTTAAATAATCAGCATTTCTTTTGATCGCTTCTTTAATGCAGTGACAGTAAAAATATAATTCCTGTTTCTCAAAGAAATCTAATGCAAGAAGTAAGGAATATAAGCCTGAAACGAATTGCATTTTCTTATAGAAAAGTATTGTATTTTCCATTACGTCGGTTTTACTATCTTCCAGGCCGTGATCGTATTGAAATACTTCGTTTCACCTTGTGGCGAGGTCCATTCACGCCCTAAAATATTAATTCCTACAGTTGCCCTGTCTCCTTCTTTAAATGGCTCGATAATGTCAATTCTTTGTGAATGCAATTCAATTCCGAGCGTTTGCGGATATGCTTCTTCTGTTACTAAAACAAATTCCCTTTTCTGGAACCCAGATGCAAAGGTTTGAATTTCTCCGATCTTTTTGATAACTCCTTTTAGCTCCATTATTCCTCAATTCTATTTCTGAATTTATAATATCCTATTTCTGATAATTGTAGCTTCAGATCGGGTTCATTGGCCAAATCATTGACAGTTTCAAAAACTTTATCTTCAAAAAATACGTTTCCGGATTTCTTTGATATTTTAAATTGTTTATTATTGATTAATACCGCATCATTCCAAAGCTCATAATTTTCAATAATGAACAAACATTTTGAAGATGCTATCTCGTAAAGATATTTTTCATTTTCAAACTGTTCATTTTCTTCCAGATCATCAACTTCTTTTCTCGTTGGTTTTTCCAGAATTTCCCCGTTTTCTCCAATTGGAACAAACATCCATAAGGCGGTTTTTTCCTTCAGTAGTTTAACGTGATTAGGCAACTCCGTGATATAGTCCATAACCGTATATTTCGGTAGCCCGTTTAACTCTTCTTCTTTAGTGTACAGCCTTTGACTTTTATAGTCAACAAATGCCAACATCGATAATAATTGAGTGCTTTCCATTTAGTTTATTTATCTTTTTGTTACTTACAAAAGTACTGAAATATAGTGTAATACACAATATTATTGTATATGGTATTACTTTTCATTTTCAAAGTAGAGAATGTAATATTTCCCTTTATCATTTTGGCCCTGTTCAAGTTTTCCACGATCACCGGTAATTGTAACCTCGAAATTCTTATCTAGCTTGATCACTGTTTTAAACTTTCTCTTTTCTTTCTTTACTGCAGCTGAATCAATTGAATATTCTTCAGATACATTTATCTGCATATCCTGTTCATAATCCGTTTTGAAATTATTGAAGCTTTCGATCACACTTTCATCCTCAAAAACTTCTTTATTGAAATCATCGTTTTTGAATTGGTCCTTTTCCTGGAAAAAATTAATTGTTTTATTCAGAAAATCAGCTTGATCAACTTTTGAAACCTCGAATTCCTGGGGAAGCTGTTTTGTGATGAAGTCTTTGTAAATGTGAAGTGTTTCCTGTGTATGGAAATATTCATCATCACGCTGTTTCACTTTCAAAAAGTCCTCAAACCAATAATACATATCTCCGTTTTTGTTGTTGTCAACAGCTTGGATGATATACCCGGTTTCTTCATTTTGATTGAAAATTAAGGCTGCCTTGTCAATTTTTGAAAGGCTGATTCCGGAATCCTGTAAAATATCGAATGATTCACTGGAAGGGAATATTTTTAGAAACGGTTCTCTTTTCTCTGTTTTAAAGATCCCTATTTTATTGATTGGATTTTCTCCTTCTCCCTGGAAGAAAACGATAAACAATTCCCCGCCCTGAACTCTTGGATTTTCAGCTGCTTCAAAAAGATGTTTTGCGATAACTTCTGATTGATCTAAAAGCAAATGAGGGTTTCGGAATATTTCCTTTACAGAATTATAAACCGGGTTATTCACCAGATATGAATCACTGTAAAAATGAAAGCTTTCCAATGACTTGAAAGAACCTAAAAAATAGTTTTCCAGAAGTTCCTTTGTCGTTTCGTCAAGTTCTAATTCTTCGTGTGAAAGCAATAATGATTCACCGTTGATTTTGTTTCCTACTCTGTGTAATGTAATGTTCATTTTATGATTTTTTGGGTTAATATGTTGTTTTATCTATTTTGTCATAAGCCTTCCAGATTGACCAAAATCCAAGCAATCCTTTAAAAATTTTATCCCAAAGCTCCCGATCGGGCTGAAAGGCTAAATGCAGAAATACGCCTCCACATGAAAGTAAAATAAGGCCCCATATAAATGTTGTTAGTGTTTTCATTTTTTGTTCCTGTTTTTGTTTTTTCGTTCGATTGAATCACCTATGACAATTGCAATCAATACAGCTGCCATACAAATAAACAATACTGAAGCATCTGTTATTTCAATTTTTAAATTTTGCATTTTTTCCTTTATTTTTTTTGTTTCTCATATTTCTTTTTATGTCAATTGTTATAAAATTATGCTCCGTTTCCTGAAGGCATTTGATCATTCTTTTTAGGTTAAGAGGTAAAACTGGGAAAGTCAGACTTTTGAAATAGTTTAAACAGTTGAAAAATTCTTCTTTTGAAATTTGTTCATAGAAATATGCACAAACAGATTCCATGACAGAGCTATACATTAAATGGTTCATCTTTAAATAAAAATTCTTGTTTTCCGAGTGATTTAAAAATGCCATTAAATTTTCTTTATCAAAGTTTAGAAAATCAACCCCTGTATACCATTCGATTTGAAATTTTAATGATGAATGTAACTCAATACATTTATTCACCTCTTCATCCTCTGTTTTAGGATCTTCAAGTAAATCAATATTGAATAGATCTTTAAAAATTTGAGCTGATTCATAATCAATTCTTTCATCTTGTTTGATAATACTTTCATAAAGTTTTAATTGAGTGAACGTATCAAACATTTTTACCAGAATTGCCATTCTTAGAATTCTTAGTTTATTTTCGGTTTTAATATTCATAATTCTTGAAATTCTAATTCGATACACGGAATAAACCCAAAAATCTTTTCACTTTCAACTTTTGCAATCAGTGAATCATCTGTGAAAACAATTCCATTCAGAGCATCCATTGTAAGTTTCATTAAGTTGTCCTGTAGGTCCGGCCGTGTAGTTTTGTACATTTTCGCCCCTGATTCTAATTCCTTCAATTTCTTCTGTGTAAAATTTTTAAGAGGCGGGAAAATGAATGTGGCTTTTACCATGATCCCGGACCGGAACGGTTTAAACCCTTTCGGCAATTGGCTCTTAACATCAAAAGCGAAATTCATTTCTTTCTGCTTTATTTTTTCCGGCTGATAATGATGAAGGAATGTTTGGCCGGTCTTGGTTGTTCTTAATCCAACTTTAACCGATTGTTTCGGGGTTGGAATTCCTAATATTTTCAATTTAATTGGCTGCATTAATGATAAGATTTAGGTTTCGTTTTTGTTTCTTCATAATCATCTTCCAGATCATCCAGATAGGGGATCATTTGATCATCCATCGTAAGAACTATATCAGTGAAATCACGTCCACGGGTAAGAGCTGCAGAAATAATACTTCTTGTTTTATCATTCGGATCTTTTCTGATTCTTAATCCAGTTTCACAAAGGTTCATTAAATTCGTTCCCAAATGTCCTCGTGGCTTACTGTTAAATGCGTTTTCCGGAGTAGGGTTCTCATGTAATACAACCAGAATATGAGTATTGAAAGTGCTTTTTATTTTCAAAAGCCATTGTGTTAATTCAGCTGCTTCAGTTGCGCTATTAAAGTCATTTGCAAAGTGAACGATGTTATCAATAATCATAAGACCACAATCCGGGCTTTCCGCTAAATAACATTCGACAAGATTTTTTTTATCCTCCTTTGAGTATGTTGTAACACTTAAATAATCAACTACATGTTTTTGAAAAGCAATTTGATAGATGTTTTTTGTGGCTCTCAAACAATGGTGCCTTGATTGCTCAGTATCTACAATTGATATTTTTTTCCTGTGATAGTTAGAAATCATTTTATCATTTGAACCGTTGAAGATAGCCTGGCATATTGAACGAACTAATGCTGATTTACGGGCTTTTGCCGGTCCGAACAGCAATGATATATTATCCTCATTTAAAATAGGGATATGATACCCTTCTTGTACAATACTCAAAATCGGAATAGGTTCCGGAATGTTATCGGTTGGAAGGATTAAAGCTTCTCTCCAATTAATAAACTTCTTACCTTCATCCGGATCACCTGTAAGATTAATTTCTTCAAGTGTATTTATTGATCTTTCCATCTTTCAGGGTTTTCGGAATTTAAAGGCTTTGTTTCAATAAATTTTAAAAAATCTTTATCCAATGCGTTGAACATTGGAAAGTTACTTTTCGCATATTCAAGAGCTTTATTCAATAATTCCTCAACTTGTTCAAATGTGATTCTATCTTCTTTTTTGATTGGAATCATTTCCTGCTGAGTTACTTTCAAAGTCGATATATGATCTTTTTGCTCCCATTCTTGCTCAGTATACATTTCTTTCATGTATAAATCTGGGTCTTTCGGTATTCTTTCGTATTCCTGATAAATCCAAAGTTCATCAGCTATCATCTGAATTATTTGATGCTTTGGATCTAAAATATTTGATAACCGGTTTAGAATTGTACTCGCTTCAGGCATCCCCAAAGGATAGCGAACTTCTTCCGGTTTTCTTTTCACCAGAATTGCCTTATTGTTTTCGTTTTGTACTTTGTATGCTGCCAACAGGTAAAAAAGAATCAATGAATCTTCCAGTTGTGTATTCCTTTGTTTGGTTTTTTCCTCACGGACTAAAGTGTTTATTGCTTCAATGTCTTCACGAGTTACATTCAATTTTTTTGATCCGTTCCATGCGTAACTGAATCTATTTGTTAGGTGCTTTAATGCTTTCATGTTCGTTGAATTTTTTTATTGTGGAAAAGATAAGTTTGTCGAAATCTTCGTATTTATCTCCTGCTTTTTTAACTTCTCTTGCAATTGAATCAAGTCTTGCAACGCCGTTTGAATCAGTTTTCCGAAATGCTGATAAAGATTTTATAGTGGTAAACCAGAAATCATTAAAACGGGGATCTTTTTTGTTGCATTTTTTAAAGTATTCTAAAATTCCTATCATTCTTTCGATAGGATTTTCATCATTTTCAATAATCAGTCTCATAGTATCAACCCATGCATTAACCTCAGCCTTTAACAAATGTTTGTAATTTGGATTTTCATTTTTCCAAAGTTCCCAGAATCTATAAGACAACAGAAAATAAGCTTTATTTCCATTGAAAGATTTAATGCTTTCGTTTAGATCAGTGATCGAAACAAAAAGTATATTATTACTATTATCTTTATATTTTCTTTTATTTTTATAAGGTGGGTTTTTTTCGTTGGTTTTTGGGTTTTCCGTTCCTGTGCTTTCCGTTGGTTTTTGGGTTTTATTTTCTTCTTTTTTGTCAGAATTAGAATCTTTCCTTGGTCGGCCTCCTTTTTTTCCATTTTCACGGGCTGTTTCAGCTTTTGAAAGTCTTCTTTCAACAGAATCTATCCACCATCTGCCATTTTCATCTACTATTATAAACTCCTGCAGCTTTTCAAACTCTTCATCAGATAAATCAATATTGTAATCATCAGAAAGAAATTCACGATTCATTTCAACAGGCTTTCCTTCACTGTACATAAGATCTATTAATTCTCTTATTGCATATCGGACCATTGGAAACCTTTTAAGCCGTTTAAAGGTGTTGCTTGTTAACCAATTCTGCCGATACCACATATAGCCTAATTTTGACATATTAAAAATATTTTTCAGTTTGAATATGAAAGGGGCTTTGATTTGCCCCTTTGGTTTTGGGTACTATTTTAATAGCATTTATCAATATGTTCCCCTGTTCTGGGGCCTATTGCATTGGTTAGTTCTGTAATACGAAGATCAATCTGATTTTTAAAATGTACATCTTCAGTATCTAAATAAAGACGGTGAAGAATAAATGAAGCAACAGGAATATCAATTAAATAATCGGAAATTTCATCTGTTTGCTCTCCATTGCCATTTTTCAAAGCTGAAATACTATCACCACCGCTGAAAAAAAATAATTCATGTTTATGAAAGTCGGCAATGAATTTATCCAGATCAGGAACACATCCCAAAAGCAATTCAGATAATATCATTTTGAATGTATCGTTACTAAACGGTTGTGATTGGTTTCTTCTGTTGTCTTGGTAAAATTTCATAGTGTTATTTTATAGAGTTAAATATTTAGTTTTATAAACACAGGAATTCTTGGATTTATGAAAACCGGAATTCTTGCTTTCATGGAATCTCATAAAAGCGGAAATTCTCGTATTTATGATCCTACTTCTCTTATTGTAAATAGTTCGATAAACTTTAAGAGCTGGGTTTCGGTCTTAACGATTCCCATTTCAATCATCCGGATTATTGATCTTTCCATTTCTGAAAGGTGAGAAAGTTGTTCCTGTGTTGCGGAATCCCGGATTCCCTTTTCATGTTTACCGAAAACCTTTTCATTGATCAATCGGTTGTATCTTGGATAATCTGGGGTTTGAATTATACTGCTGATTGCTCGGTTCATTGGTAGGAACTCGGTTCCGGCTATGATCCTGTTGATGATCAATTTATCAGTGAGCCACATTACAACATCAGCGTATATTTCCGGGTTAAGCTCCATTGCTAGAAGTACCCAGATATACGGATCACAATAAGTAGATTTGTTTTCACCACGTCCGCCGGTCTTCCAGACTTTCAGTCCTTTTAGTACTTTTACAATTCCTTCATTTTCAATCATTTCCATAAATACGAGAATTGTCGTATTTATGAGATTTCTTTTAAATAGGAGGTAATAGCACCTTTCTTGAAACTCCTTATGTTTCATTATATCATTTATACGGCGGTCGCTCCATCCATTTTGGTACCTGGCAATGTTGTAAGCTTTCTGCAGATCGGAAACTGAAAGGCTTTGCCCGTCCTTTGTATTTTGCCGTATGATAACACCGAATAAATTCCGGTCGGTGCTTTGCATTGTTACATTAGTTTTCATGATCAGCCTGTTTTTTTAATTGATCATTCTTAAACATTTCACACCATTTCAAAAAAATGCTTTCTGCAATGAAAAAATGTTGTTCTTTTGAAATACAACTACTTAAAACAAATTGATCTTCATATTCAAAGAATACATCTAAAAATTCATCAATTAGATGTTCAACGGATAAACAATCGTCTATTCCTCTTTCTTCACAGAAATACTCTCTTGCAACTTCATATGCAAAGCTGTAGGCATCAATATCGACATTAACACCTGTCAATAATTGCGCATTTTCTGTTAATTTATTTTTTAAAGAATAGAATACAACTGAATCTGAAATCAACTTAATTATTCTTTGATCTTTTTCTGTATATGTTGATAAGTTCATGATTTAAAAATTTAATGATTGAATGTAGCTAGTGACCAGAATGCAGGCTATGATCAGAATTCCTGCTAATGTTGGGTGAATTTCTGCTTTATGCGGTTTCATGCTCTGTGATTTTATTGTTAGCACATCTGTAACCTTTAAGAAATGATTCCCATTCGTTCAAAACTTTTTCAGCTGCTCTTTCATTAGCAGAAGAATCGGCCAAAAGGTTTGAATATTTGAATTCTTGCTCATGCTTATAATATATTTCAAAGAATTCATCCCATAGTTCACCCGTTTCATCCTCGATTGTAATCTCTTCATCAGTCAATGTTAAATCGAAGGCAACATCTAAACAGCCGTGATGATCATCGTAAAGATTGTAATGCTCGTTAATACTTTTTTCCTGTTCTCTATAGAATAGATTAGATACTTTTTTAAATTCTTCCAGTCTATCTCTAATGACATTATATAGTAGGGAAGAAGCGATGCAGGTAAGTGCATTTTTCTGTTTTCTTGTACAATTTTTATATGTGATCATGTGATTAAACTTTTTGAGGTTTATATGTGCTTCTGATAGCATTTAATGCTAGGTTCCATTCGTTGAATATCTTTACCGATAAATCCTGTATGTCCATACCTAACAGTAACTTAAATTCATGCTCTTCCACATTATCCAGAAAAATATCTTGCAATTGCTCAAATATTGTGTCTTCAGCATTGTTTTCAGCATCTTCTTCATTTCTTAAAGTGTCTATGATCACCTGAAAACTCCATAGGTATTGACTTTCTATGTTTTCAATATTGCTATTGAAATCTCCCAATGCATAGGCAAAATCCAATAGTTTATTTTTGAAGGCAGTAAAAACAATATTGTCTGCTATGTATCTAAGAATCAATCGTTCTTCTTCAGTATATGATATTTTCTTTGCCATGACTTAAGAATTAATATTTTTGGTGAATTCTTCTCTTTTACGATCGTATACAGGTTGATTTAAAGCGAATACAACAGCTATATCAGAAATAAATTTCTTAAGCATTCTCATTGCAAAAAGCTCCCTGTTTAAACATTCGCTTTCTAAATCATAGGTTTTGCATTCTTCTTTGACAAAAGAAAGGAGGTCATCAGCTGTATTTCCAGTTTTATTATTTTGGAAATATTCAATTCTTTCCTTAATATCCCTTTTCATCAATTCATTGGTGTGGAAATGATTGATAAAATCATCTATATTACTGATCAAATCAGTTATTTCTAAACCATAGTATTGTTCAATTTCTTTGACAGTATTGATTAGTTTCAGAGTAGCTGCATCTGTCATTTCAGTTTTAAGAACATTAATAACTTCTGCTGAAGGTGTATTGTGATTTTTATTATTCATGGTTTAATTTTTAGAATTGAAGTAATTTGTTATTTCTGGAATCCAACGTGATAAAACAGTTAAGGCGACCAGATCTGCTTTATTTTTGCTACCTTCTATAATATCCCATGCCATTTTATCCAATGATTCATAAAAATTGAAGTGTTGTTTTGGTGTAATGTCTAATAAAACTAAAGCTTTATCCAGTCCGTTTTTCCCATCAAAAGGGTGATCATGCCAATCATCTTTATTGTTTGGATCGAAAGCGTTTAGATACATTTCAATAGCATCATGCCTTCTAAAATCAACCACATATTCTGAAATTATTTGAAGTATTACTTCTCTGATCCTGTCATTTTTTAATAACTCTAAAGGTGAGTAAGGATCAATTTGATTTTCATTGTTGGAATCAACAATATTTTTTTGTACTTTTGTTGTCATACTTTAACAGAGTATTTTTAGTTATACTTTATCCATCTGCGCCAACAGGTGGAATTTTTTTTTATTTTCTCCTGAACTGTGCCCGAATTTCGGCTTCCTGTTCAGCTTTAATTTTTGAATTATTTTTTCGCTTGTCTTGGGTGGTTCCCACGCCACCCAAGAAAGCATTCATTTCAGCTTTTACAAAGGCAGTAAATGATAATGTGTAAGCTTCAAACTGATCACACATTTGAATAATCTCTCGTGCTTTTTTGTCAGTCATTTGATTGCTCATATATTTTAATCGTTATCAATAATTCCAGAAATTGAATTTTCCATACTCATTACATCATTCTGATATTTTTCAATTTTTGCGTTTGCGTTTGCAACAGCAACTTTTGCTAATGCTTCAATTGCAATCTTGTTTTTTTCATTGGCAATATTACCGTTGCCTATTCTGATATTATGCAATGTGTGATACTTAACATCATGGTCCAGCCCAACCTTTGAAACATCAGAAGAATCTGTATGTTTTCTAAAGAATTCTTTCCATTCTTTGCTGATTTTTCTTTTTAAATTGATAGTCATTTCCATAAGAATTATTTTTAAAAATAAAATGGGGAAAACCACATTTTTTATAGTTAATATTTTATATATCTTTGTCACGTCGTTTATTATCACAAATGTAGAAAAATATTCTACATTAAAACAAGTCTTTGTAGTAAAAAATTCTACAAAAACATGTATGTATTTGATAATCAGAATAAAAAATATTATGGTACGAGATAGAATTCAAGCATTTATAGATTATAACGGATTGTCAATAAGAGAATTTGAAAGGCTTTGCAACTTTCCAAATGGAACAATAAATTCAATTAGAGATAATATTTCTACAAAAAGAAAGATTGTTATCGCAGAAAAATTCCCTACGTTAAATATTGTTTGGCTATTAACTGGTGAAGGACCAATGATAAAACAAACAGATGCTGAAACTCAGATTATTCGACCTGTTAATTCAACAAAAGAAGCCCTAGATAGTTTAAATAAACTTAGAAAGACGAAGGGAAGGCCCAACAGAAGCAGAATTATTCATGATAGCGAACTTGTGGAAGCTGAACAATTTATAATTCCTATTCCTGGGCAAGCTGGATTAAAAAAAGCGTTTTTCGCACCTGATCAATACATTGAAGACCATTTTGAAAAGGAAACTATTTTAGTACGTCCAAATGAAAGGGCAATTTATCATAAAATTGAAGTGGATGGTGATTCAATGCCAGGAATTGTTGATCAGGGTGATTGGGCTAGATGTGTAGATATACCTAAAACAGAATGGCTTGAAAAAGGAACATTTAAACCAAATAGAGTTTATTGTTTATTCCATAGATACAAAGGACCTTTGTTTAAAAGAATTACAAAAACATTTTTAGATAGTATTACATTAAGTTCTGATAATGCAGATAAGGACGAATATCCAGATGAAGTTTTTGATTTAGCCGAATTCTCTAAAATATTGAGAGTTGTAGTTGTAGAAAAAAGACTGTAAATGAAGTACAGCACGAAAATAACATATAAAATATATGATCCGGACGATCAGAAACATGAAGATCCAGAAGCGCAAGCTTTACTGGATCGTATTCGTGATAATATGTTAAGTGCTTTTACAGATGAAATTCAAAAACAAGTTTTTAAATACAATAAAATTCTTCGTGGCTGCCATATTGAATTTATTCTTGATTTAGGCGAGGCCCGAAATAGAGGATTCCAACCAACTATAAATATTTTTTATATTCCCGAAAAGAAAGAAAAGCTTGTTAAACTTGTTTTGAATTTGATTAGAAATTCAAAGGAAGAAGAACTCATTATCAAAAGACAAAAGAAATTTAATTGAAAAAATATAAATATGGAAAAATTTAAACTAAACTGCTTTGAATATTTAGAAGGTAATAAATACGAAAAGAATCAATGGAATGATCTTGTAATGGATTTAATAAATTCAGGTGTTGAATATTATAAAACGCTTGATGAATCAAAAGCAAAAGAGTTTAATTCAATTGAAAAAAAACTTAATGAGATAAAAGTTAAAATTGGAGAATATCCAACGGATTACGGTTCCAAATTTAAAGCCTTTTACGGTGAACATTTTACAATCTAAAATCAATATTATGAAAAAGCTACCTTTTTTACTTTTTATATTTCTCACTGTATTTTTTGAAAGCTGCAGTGATAGCAGTAGGGATTCCGAAACAGCTGTACAACCTCAGCCAATAACTTACGAAAAGGCTTTGAATAATTTAGGTATTCAGCTAAATACAAATTATAGCTATAAAAGCGTTTTAAATAGTGATGTGGGGCAAATAAAATTTAATACAAATCAAACGGTTACAGAAACTTTTAATGGAACTACAGTAACGTTTGAATATAAATTTGAATCTAACAATCAAACAGGAAACGATTTTACTGTAACATTGACCGCAATTGATAAATCATCTATTCCTTCGTATAATCCAAAATTGCCAGTTACTTCTTTAGCAAAAAATTATAATTTTCAGGTACAAAAAAGAAATTACAACGGAACTATTAAAACTCAAATCGGAGGAATGTATTCAGTTTCTGATCCTTCAGAATATTGGAAAATTGTATTGCAATAATGTTTGAAACAGATAAAAATATGATTAAAGTGATTGATCACTTGAAGGATTCCGGATTAATCAAATACAAAACGGAAGCTTATGAGGTGATGAATCTTGATACTGTTCGGGTTTATAAAATCAGATTTCCGGAAAAGTTTTCCAGAAAACAGGCAAATCATTTTTCTGCAGAAGACATTAGATTGCTTTGTAAGCATTTCAATATTAATGCAAATTATATCTATGGATTGGAAGCAAATATGTTCCTAAAATAAGGTTTTTTTTATGGTTTTCCGGGCAACTTTTCGGGCAACTTTTTATTAAAATAGTAAAAAAAATAAACTCAAAATAAAATCTTAACTGATTGACAATCAATTTAAAGTGTCGTTCTATTGGTAGGGTCTAAACGCTCATAATCAGGTGGTCCCTGGTTCGAGCCCAGGTGGGACCACGGAAAATCAGACACTTACAAAGATGTGAGTGTCTTTTTTTATTTCTTGCAAGAAAGTTGCAAGATTACCCAAGAATTCATAATAGATTTTTTTAATTCTCTAATTATAAATCTCACTAACTAAATAGTTAAAAAAAGATCTTATTTTTTGTAATTTGCGTACACTATTTATTAATATATAGAATGGATAGATTAACACCAGAGCAAAGAAGAAAGAATATGCAGGCTGTGAAGTCTACAGGTTCTAAAATTGAGGTTAAATTAGCAAAAGCATTATTTTCTAAAGGTTATAGATATAGGAAAAATGATAAAACGGTATTTGGAAAACCAGATTTAACTTTTAAAAAATATAAGATTGCAATTTTTGTAGATAGTGAATTTTGGCATGGAAAAGATTGGAATAACCATAAAGATGACCATAAATCCAATATAGATTTTTGGCATCAAAAAATAGAGAAGAATATTGAGAGGGATAAAATAGTTAATAAAGAATTAATTTCATCAGGATGGACTGTACTAAGGTTTTGGGGTAAAGAAATTAATAAAAATTTGGATGAAGTTATATCTACAATTGAAAAAAATATAGTTGTAAAAAAGAATGGAAGTTAGTGAAAAATTAATGATAGATGATGTGAAAGGAAAGATGTTTAATGCAAAAATTGCTGATCCAAAAAATAACGATCTTGCAATTCTTAGTCATTATATACACAATAGGGAATTAGAAAATAATCCATTTAAAAATGATGCATTAAATATTGGAAAAGAAATTCTTGAAAAAGAATATCCTGGAAAATCTATTAAAAAAGGTGATATCGAGAAGGCAATTAGAGATGGCTTTTTTGGTTTTGATAATGCAATATTTGAACCTAGTAGAAGAAATAGATTTACTTTTATAGATTTATTCGCAGGCATAGGAGGATTTCGAATGGCTTTACAGAACCTTGGAGGTAAGTGCTTGTTTACGAGTGAATGGGATAAAGAAGCAAAGAAAACCTACACTCATAATTATGGAGATGTTCCTTTCGGAGATATTACTTTAGAAGAAACAAAATCTTATATTCCGGATAATTTTGATGTATTATGTGCGGGGTTCCCATGTCAAGCATTTTCAATTGCAGGCAAGAGAGGTGGTTTTGAAGATACTAGAGGAACATTATTTTTTGATGTTGCTGAAATTATAAGAAGAAAACAACCAAGAGCTATTTTTCTTGAAAATGTTAAAGGTTTAAGAAATCACGATAAAGGAAGAACATTAGAAACAATTCTTAATACGTTAAGAAATGATTTAGGATATTATGTGCCAGAACCTAAGATTATAAACGCAAAAGATTTTGGAACACCACAAAATAGAGAAAGAATATATATTGTTGGCTTTCATCCGGATACTAATATTGATGAATTTAATTATCCAGAAATTTTTAGCCAAGCAGTTTCTTTCGCAGATGTTAAAGAAAGAGAAGTTGTGCCAACAAAATATTATTTGTCCACTCAATATTTAAAAACTCTTGAAGAACATAAATCAAGACATGCGAGTAAAGGAAATGGTTTTGGATTTGAAATTATACCGGATGATGGAATTGCAAATGCTGTAGTGTGCGGTGGTATGGGAAGAGAGAGAAATCTGGTGTTGGATCATAGAATAACAGATTTTACTCCAACAACAAAAATAAAAGGAGAAGTAAATCGTGAAGGTATCAGAAAAATGACTCCAAGAGAGTGGGCTAGACTTCAAGGTTTTCCGGAGGAATTTGATATTGTTGTTGCTGATGCTTCTGCATATAAGCAATTTGGAAATTCTGTTGCTGTACCTGCCATACAAGCTACCGCCGAAAAGATTATCAATAAGATTTTATAAAAAATGCTATGTTTTCAAAGAATATTCTTGATATATTTTTGTCTGATGAAACGATTGGAGTGAGTCGTGGTTTAGATTTAAACTGTAAAAAAATAGAAAATCTAATCAAAAACTTTACATATTCGGGAGAAAGACGTAACATAGATGAGAAAGTTGAAAACGCAAAATTACCACCGGCAATTTTAGCATTCTATTATTATATATTTACTAAACTAACAATACCAACAGAAGATGAATTCGTAGAAACATATTATAGTATCAATCAGATTACAATTTCAGGAAATAATATATGTATTGCGGATGAGAGTTATAATTTTGAAGGTGTTAAAGCCCGACTTTTAAGAACTTATCCGTCTTTAATTCGAGATTTACATTTCTATTTTTTAATTAAAGAAAGTAATTTATTTGAAAAGGTAAGTTACTCTCTATATCAAGATTATGTTGCCGGAATTGATTTGATAATCGTTTATAAGGATCAAGAGTATTGTATATCAGTTTATATAGGAACTAACAGAAGCAAATCATTTAAAGAAAAAAAAATAAACAGGCATGATTATTCAAATATAACTGAAATTGAACTAATGGTAAATTTTGAAACTTTAAGTCAAGTTGGAAATTTCTATTTACTCAATAAAAATCATGTTGAGAATTTAATAACCAAACTAAATTAAACATGCTAAAAGGAAATAAAGGAGAATGGAGTGAACTTTATGTACTTGTTAAATTGATGGCTGATGGCAAACTTTTTCAATCGGATATTAATTTAAATGTTGATCATGAAAATGTATATGATGTCATTAAAGCTTACAAAGGGGAATATGATTATGACTTGGAATTTGACAGGCAAAATGATGTTATCATTTATAAGGTTAAAGATGGTAATAAATATCAAGTTTCAAGAAAAACAATAGAGGAATTTAAAAGAATCACAAATGTATTATTTTTAGGAATAAAGAAAGGAAAGGGATTGTCTTTTCAAATTCCTTCTGCGGAACCGATTCTTAATGATATTGATGTGCAGAGAGTTAAGGCGTCAGCTGGAACGAAAGCCGATATGAAACTGAGAATTTATGACCATAGACTTGCAAAAGAAACAGATTTAGGGTTTAGTATAAAATCTTTATTGGGCAGTAATTCAACTCTTTTCAACACTGGTCCAGGCAATAATTTTATCTTTGAAGTTTCAGATATTGATCATATAGATTTAAATGACTTTAATAGAAGTACTTATGCTCCCGCTGGAAGAATATCAAAATTAACACATAGGATAAATATATTAGAAGAGTTAGGTGGTAAATTTGAATTTTCAGGTATTCAATCTGAACAGTTATGGCGTAATCTTAAAATGATTGATGGTGATCTGCCTTCAATACTAGGATGGTCTTTATATTATCGATGGCTTACTTCAACATCTTCATTATTGGAAGTTACAACGTTACTTGAAGAAAATGACCCTTTAAATTTTTATAATGGTAAAGAAAGTCAGCAAAAACTTTATGAATATAAAATAAAGAAGTTCTTGGTTGAGTCTGCTATGGGGATGACTTCCGAAAAACCTTGGTTAGGTGAGTATGATTCTTTTGGAGGTGTTATTATAGCAAAAAATGACGGTGATCTGGTTTGTTTTCATATTTATGATTTCAATTTATTTAGAAATTATTTATTAAATAATACTGTGTTTGAACAGCCTTCAACGGGAGAAGATCAAGATAATCCCGGGAATGAGAGATTGACAGGAAAAAAATATTATTATGGATGGCTGTATAAAGATGTAAATAAGTTTAAATTCAAAATAAATCTACAAGTTCGTTTCAAATAATGGCTGGGGCAAATTATTTAGAGAAGATTATAAATTCTTCAGATTTTCATTTCGAAAAAGGAAGAGAAATTTTACAAAGTTGGCTCAATGATACACCATTGAATAATGATCAAGTTAATCGACTTCAAGAACTGCTTAAGGATTATAAGAAATTTGCAGAATTAAAGGTTGAAGATGAGTTTGGAAATATAAAAAATCTTTTTTTCGAAATTATATCTTATTGCGATGATAAGGGTAATAATAAGTCAATTTATAATAAATATGATGACAATAGAACATTAGCGATGGCTTATGTAAGGATGAATAATTGGTGTCAGCATATTTACAATTATAAGTATAAGATAGAGGATACTTCTCCATCTGTTTTCAACGCTTTAGAGATGTTATTAAATCCTCTTGAAAACATTAATGTTTTAAGTATTAACCATAGAAACAGGATTTCAAATTATTATTTGAAAAAACCTTATGACAGGGAAACATTTGTCAGTGATATTGCTGATTATTTTCAAGAACGTATCAAAATTCCCATAAATAAAGAAAACTATAATCTTTTAGTTGCAGTAGAAATTTACAAAGAAAAGAAGGATTGGGATATCAATGAATATAAATTTAAACAATATATTCGAGATTTAAAAGAATATTTGGAAAACGAAGACTCTCCGTTTTTTTTTGGTAAAACAAAAAATACCCACGTTTGGATTTCTGATACTCAGAAAACCTTTTTAATTGATGATGCTCATTACGAGATTATTATAGAGAATGAGGAGATTTCTATAGACTTACACTTTGAAGGATATAAAAAACAAAATATAGAATTAGCAAATTGTTTTCAATCACTTCCTGATTTTTTAGAATGGAAACCATGGCAAAGAGATACAAATAGTATAAGTCATACTACGAAATTTACTCTTTCTTCGGAAAATTTAGTAGAAGAATCAGCGGAATGCTTATATCAGTTGTTTGAATTTACTTTTCCACTATTAATTGACAAACTAAATAACCGTTACCCTTTAAAAAAATTAAATATGAATGTTTCAGATGAATTTTTAGAGATCATAGATCTTCTAGAATATAAAAAACAAATTATTTTAAAAGGTCCCCCCGGAACAGGTAAAACGAGAATGTCCGAAGAAATATCTAGATATATTATCGGTAATCAGATCAATTTTGAAACAGATGAGAAATTTGAACTAACAGTTGATTTAATAAAAAAGCACATATATGTTGGTTTAAAAATTTCTAGTAGATCAGGGATAGATTATTTTATAGAAGAAGTTAATCCTGGGAATATTGGAGTGAAAAGTGCTAATAGTAAAATATGGTATCCATCTTTCAATCAAATTATCAAGTCTTATAATAATAAACTTTATAAAGAAAAAAATCGATCGGGAGGTTTCAAATCGTATGAAGATGCAGTTGCATTATATTTGGAAAGTACTATACCAAATGACACTTTACTTAAAATAAATCTTTTAGAAATTAACCTTGAAGTCAGTCCTTACTATAAAATAGTTCAATTTCATCCTTCATTTAATTATGAAGATTTTGTTAGAGGAATTATATCTAAACCTAATGAAAAAGGTGATGGGATCATTTATGAAGGTGAAAATAAAATATTGGTAGAATATGCAAATGTTGCGTTTGACAATCCAGACAAAAAATATATTTTAGTTATTGACGAAATAAACCGGGCTAATTTATCTTCTGTTTTAGGTGAGTTAATTTACACTTTGGAATATAGAGATAAAAGTATTGAAAGCATGTATAAGGTTGATCAAGACAATTCTTTTGTTTTGCCTTCAAACTTATATATTATTGGAACTATGAATACTGCAGACAGAAGTGTGAATCATATTGATTATGCAATCAAAAGAAGGTTTGCATTTGTAGATGTACTCCCGAAACATATAAAGGAAGATAATATAATTTTTCATGATATACTCTTTGATCAAGTTGCAAATATTTTTCAAGAACATTTATCTGAAGAATTCTCTATTAATGATTTACAACTAGGACAGTCTTATTTTATCGACAAGTCAAAAGAAAAAGGGTCAATGCAGATTCGTTTAAAGTATGAGATTAAACCGATTTTGATAGAATATGTACAAGATGGTATCTTGAAAGAATCGGCATTAGATGAAATCAACAAATTATCTGTATAGTGATCTCTCTGGTAGAACATTATCAATTTCAGAATATTTCGGTTTCTGATGATGTTTCTGGTTTTTTATTAAATCAGAATATAGGTTTGTATAGAAAGTATTTTAAGAATGATGGAGAGAATATTTGTTATTCCATTTCAATACAAAAAGATGTGGATGAATCATATAGTTATGATATAGAAACATCCTATTTTGTAGGATTAGATCGTATTGAGGGCCTTAATAAATCAATTTATATTGAACCAAAACTTAATAAGAATGAGGCTGAAATAGATGTCTTCAATATGTTATTTGAGGCGATGTCCGATCCTGAAAATTTTGATCATTTGCAAGGACTTGTTGATATTGATTTTATCTCTAAACCGATATTAATTAATCAGAAAAAAGATCTGTTAACGCCATTCTTGGTAATCCAATTTATAAAGGTATTATCAAACCTTGTTAAAAAAGGTATCAAAAAATCATATTATAAAACTAGTAAGAATCTAAAGTCTCGCATTAAAGGACGAATTTTAATTAATAAGAATATAAATAAGAATATTGTTAAAAATAATAGGATTGATAATTATTGTGAATATCCAGAATTCGGTACTGATATTCCACATAATCAGTTTTTAAAATATGTTTTAAGATTTTTGAGACAATATTTAGAGAAATTTCCGTCCGATCTTAAAAGATCTCTAAAAGATCTTTTTAATTATATAAATCCGTCATTTGAAACAGTTACGGATGTTTCTTTTAGACAATTTAATGTTCGTGAAAAGAATCCGTTTTATTCGGAATATAATAAGTTATTTGAAATTGGTAATTTAATATTAAAAATTCAAGGATTCAATATTAATAAATTCTCAGAAACAAAAAGAAATATACCTCCTTATTGGATTGATATGAGTAAGTTGTTTGAATTGTATGTTTTTAAAAAGTTAAGGGAAGAATTTACGGGTAAAGGAGAAGTTATATATCATCGTAAATTTAAAGGAGGAAAAGAAACAGATATACTATTAAAAGCGTATGGTTATGAGTGTGTAATTGATTGCAAATATAAACCTCGCTACAATAAATATTCTCCATCTCTGGAGGATATGAGACAATTGTCAGGTTATTGTCGTTTAAAATCTGTGTATAGACTTCTGGATAAAAATCCTACAGTTAATATTAGAGGTGTAATAATTTATAGTTCGCAAAATTCCTTAGATTCCATAAGTAGAAACAATTTATTTCAATCTCCAATTACGGAATATATAGATTTTTACAAACTTGCTATATCTTTACCTTATTTATAATTAAAAATATAATAACCATATCATGTTTAGACTCAAAAAATTTGAAATTATTAAACATAATTTCTTTGATCCTCAATCTTTTCATTTTGTTAATGACGAAGATTTTATTAATAATTTATATGTAACATTATTAATTGGACCTAACGGTTCTGGCAAAAGCCAAATATTATCTATGATTGTGGATGTTTTTAACATCCTTACAAATTCTCAAGAATATAATATAACTCTTTCAAATCTTAATTTTGAGTTTGAAATGATTTACTTATTTAATAGTAAAGAATTCAAAGTCGTTTATTCGAATAAAAAATGGGGTTTTAATAGGAACTCTTTAGTAATAGATTTTAATGATATTGAATTGCCTGGGAAGTTTTTAGCATGTGCTATTAATCTAAATGATAGATATCCATTTGTTTCTGGTAGAAATAAAAATTCCAGATATGAGTATTTAGGAATAAAATCAACTTCCAATAACGCTTTTATCAATTACAATACTTTAATTGAGAGGCTTTCTTCCTCAGTTTTAAATCAGAGAAATATTGATAGGTTTACAAAGATTTTTTCTGAAATTGGACTTAAAGATGAAGTAACAATAAAGTATAAAGCTGGTATAAACTATAAAATAAACAAAGATAAATGTTTCTCAGATCCTTTGTTACTCGAAGAATACTTTGAAAATGTGTTAGATAAAAACATAAATAAAAGAGGGGGTAGCATGTCAATTCGTGATGATAAATATAAAAAAATTCTTGAGGATAAGTCTAATTTAAAACTTGTCACTGATTTTTTTAATAACAATACGCTTAATAAGGGTAAACTTAAATCTTCAATTACTTTTGATTCTATTTTAAACTTTAGAGATAAAAATAGTATTATTAAATTTAATAAAACCTCAAAAGCCTTACGAATTATTAGAGATCTGGAAATCTTAAAAGTTGATAAGTTAATTTTAAAAAGATTAAATTCTAAATATTCTTTCGAGCAAGCAAGTTCTGGGGAACATCATATTCTATCAGGATTTATAAATATTATTTCAAAAATAGAAGAAAGTTCACTTATACTTATTGATGAACCTGAAATCAGTTTACATCCTAACTGGCAGATACAATATATGAGTTTATTACAGTCAACATTTTCGGATTATCCAGGATGTCATTTTATTATATCTACACATTCACATTTTTTAGTAAGCGATTTGAAACCTGAATCATCGGCTATAATAAGTTTTCACACAAAAGAAAGTGGTGAAGTATATAATGAGACTCTGGAATTTGATACAAACGGATGGTCTGCCGAAAATATTTTGTATAGGGTTTTTGGGGTAAGTACCGTTCGTAATCACTATTTGGAAATGGATCTAAGAGAGATATTGTCTATGATAGATAACAGATCTACTAATTATATAAAAATCAGAGAAATTCTTAATAGATTAATCTGA